CCGAGTACATCTCGCCGAACTCGCGGACGACCAGCGTGTTGTCTGTGCCCGGCGAATGCCCGGACGGGCTCGGGCTAGTCAGGTTGCCGGCATTTGTGATCTCGAACACCGGGCGATAGATACCGTCAGTGTCCTTGATGAGGATGTGGTCGCCGACCTCTACTGTGCCGGGGAAGCCGGTGATAGCGGTGTCGATGAAGTTTCGAAGACCAGCTGCGTCAGCTGCCGAGAACGAACCTGTGGTGCCGCTCGCGCCTGCGCGCGGCGCGTAGGTGTACGCGCGGAAGGCTACGCCTTCGTTCGGGTCCGCATCTACGTAGTCAGGCAGGTCGCCACTGGCAAAGTCCTGAACTATGTGCTGGTCAGTAGCCGCAGTCTCGTCAGAGACTGTGTAGAACACCGGGCGATACTCAGCGTTCTCGTTCTGCGTGAAGAAGATCGTGCCAGTGAACGCAGCGTTGTCCCAGACTGTGACGGTGGTGCCGGCAGAGGGCAACGTCACAACACGCTGGTTACTGGCAACAGCGATTGCAGGGCTGCTGAGCAGTGACCCCTCGCTCTGCCCGACCTGGTCGAACTCAAGGCCGATGCCCTGGCTTCGGATGCTCCAGTGGTCGAGGAACAGGACGTCACCTTGCTTGACGCCCGTACCCGTCGAACCGAAGCCGCCGGCTGTGTTGAATGCTGTACTGGTGCTGCGAAGCGTGCGGATGCCGTTCGCATCCTCAGGCTCGACCAGGATCTTGGCTGCCTCGACTGCGCCGATAGTGCTCGGCCCTTTGTCTAGGCGGGTGACCAACAGCTGGTCGTCACTGATCAGGCCGCCGCTGGCAACCTTGTACGTAGACACGCCGTTGACCTTGATGATGTCTCCATCACCTACTTGGTCAATGACGAAGTCAGCCGACGAATCAGTAAAGCTGCTCTCTGTCGGCGTATCGGTATCAACGGCGAACACACCGGCGGTACCTGATGCGATCTCGAAGGTCGCGCTGGCGCCAGCAGCAATGGAGAAGTTCGGTGTGGTTGCCGACTCATCCAGGTTGGCGAAAGACACACCAGTCGTGATCTCCGCTGTGCCTAGGGTCGGGTGCGTGACGAAGATCGCGGGCTGCAGCAGAGCAGGTGACGCGGTCTCGTTCTCTACAACACCACCCTGCCAGTTGGCGAAGTCAACTGCAGTCAGCGGCGTGCCGGCGTTGTAGTCGCCTGCTCCCGCGTCGATCTGGTAGTTGAGGCTGCGGTTCAGACCAATCAGCAGAACCGGCAGGTTGGTTGCCGGCGGGGTACCACTGATCGTGGTGAACTGCTGAAAGATCTTCAGTCCAGGACGAAGATTAGATGAGCTGGCCATGTCAGATCAGGGTGAGGTGCCGTACCACTGGTCGAGGAGGTCTTCCGGAGACCCGTTGATGATGCTTGTAGGTGCTGCTTTCACGCACCCAAGGCCGTCTCCGGCCGGTTCCGGGTAGCCACTTCCCGACAAGTTGCTGATGCCTGCTGCTGTGGCGTACGTGGCAGTGGTTGACTTGACCCAGTTAAGGGTTTGGTGCACCACTAGCGTAATCGGCGCCACAAACAGATCGTGCTGAGAGTCCGCACGCACAGACCGTGCTTCGCCGATGATCGGGCTGTCGATCTTGTGGATCCGAGACCCGTCTCGAATCTCCTTTTCATGGAAGCGGATGAAAGACCCCGCAAGCCACGCCAGGAGCTCGGCGTTCAGATCGTTGCGTGCGTAGCAGTTGATGCTGATGGGAACAGTCGTGTTGTCCTGGAACTCAGCCTTTGACCGACCGGTCGTTCCGAAGACCCGCTGACCGGTAGAACCAACGGTGGTTCGGGGAACAGCGCCCCCGAACCCTTTGCCGTTGATCGCCAAGTCATTGAACGAGAACGTGCCCCGACTGAGGATGATCGCCGGGCGGCCATCTGTCTTGAACACTTCACTGCTGAACGAGTCAGCGATGACGAGCTTGCTGTCATCGCTGATCTCGTTGCTAGGTGTCAGAACAAGACGGAAGGGGTTCGGCCGCGCGGCGAACTCAGGGAACGTCTCTTGCTGAAAAACGTCTCGGAACACCTCGAGCAGAATCCGCCGAGGGTAAGTCAGCGGATTGTGTACAGCGGGATCTGCCGTCCCGAAGCTCGGGGTTCCGTCAGCCATTCTGTCGGCGAGACGCCAAGTACCCGATGCCGCCTGCTACGCCAAGGCCAGCAAGAACCGGATTCCGCCGGACTGCGCTCATGAGCTTGCTGCTGCCCACACCGGACCCGCCGGACCCGCCGCCGCGACCAGCGCGGACCTTATCTAGACGTGCTTGACGAGTAGCAGCGGCTGCGTCGCCTGCGGCGCGAGCAGACCCGGCGGTGCCCGGGTTTTTCATCGCGCGCTGCATGACTTCGTTGCCCCATATCGTCGGATTCTTGGCAGCGACTTTCTCAACGTACGCCTGCATGGCGTTGTCGAGCTCGGCAGCACGCTTCTCAAAGACCTCTTCGACACCTGCGAGGAATGCCGGGTGCTCGATCAGCTGGTTCAGCTGGAAATCCGTGATTGCGGCGATCTTCTCGACCTCCGGCTCGGGCTGCGGCTCCTCAACTACAGGGGCAGCCGGCTCCATCTCCGCGAAGAGCGCGGCTGTCTTCGTGTTGTGGCCCAGGATGTCACTGAGCTCAGTGATTAGCGTGTGTTCAGCGTTCATGATTTGCGACGAAGTCTGTTGTTCAGCCGGGACTCTTCCCAGCGACTTGCCCCTCTGTGAACAGCGTAGAGTCCTGCTCCTGACGCTGCACCTTTAGAGACGCCCCGTAAGGCAGCCTGGCCGACGGCTTTACGGCCGGCACCAGACGCGGACATAGCGCCTATAGCCGCCCCAGCCAGGGCACCGGCAGAGGCAGCATTAATTCCGGGCCGGGGATTTCCGGCTTTTCGAGCTCGGTATTGAGCGTAGCCCAGCCCAGCTCCAACACCCACAGCAGCTGACGCAGGCAAGGTCCGAGCTACTGCTTGAATCTGCTTGGCGGTCCTCAGGTTTGCAGGCGTCGTGCGGGCTACCTGCTTGGCAGTGCGGGCAGCCAAAGCCGCGTGGGCAGCACCGCTAGCAACCAAGCCCACCATGCCTGCACGCCCTCTTGGCTTAGCTGACGCTTTTGCCGCCTGAAACTCTTTGACGGCCTCCCACTCAGGGTCTAGCCGTCTGGGTTTCGTGCCTGCGGCGTCTGCGAGCTTGTCTAGCTCGTCTAGGAGATCACTGACTGACTTGCTTGTCATCAGAAGTCCACACTCAGGATGCCCAGGTTAGGTGACCCCGCGCTGGGTGCGTTAGCGAAGGTAGTCTTCCCTGGCACCGCTCGGATCAGAATAGGGTTGAGTGTGCTCAGGTCCGGCACTTCAAGAGTCGTCTCGATGTCTGACGGATTGATCCGAGTCAACGAGAATGATTGGTTTACCAGCACTCTCTTGTACTCAGCTGGAGTGATACCACCAACTCGATACCAACCACCTTGGTTAGTCTCGTGGATCAAGTCGCGAGGACGCAGCAACGGATAGTTAGCCATCATTGCGCGTGTCACCGTATCCTGCCGAGTGATGTCTCCAGGCGTGTTCTGCTTGGACTCCGGATCAATGACAGCAAGTGTGGCAATGGGCTCGTAATACCCTTCGGTGTATCCGGTGCCAAAGCACATCGGACAATCCGGGTCGCTGCTCTTTTGCATGACTGCATCCCAGCAGCTGCAGCGGTCTTCTGCGAACCGACGCTGGAACACCAGCACAGGCGATCCGCCTTGGCGGACAAGAACCTGGCTAGCGCGCATGGCGTTGATGGCAGGTCCCGTGATGTCCCCATCAAGCCGCACCGGGTCGTACGCCGGTAACGCTGAGTTGTTGACTACCAGCTGCAGTCGGTAGAATGGCCGGCGCCACAGGTCACTGACGTTGACCGTGCTATCGAGATAGAACTGATTCAGCGCGGGTACGAGGTCGATCTGCTCGTACGTCCCGTTTTCGGAGTACGCACGATCAATCCGGACCTGAGCAGTGTTCGGGTTCTCGTTGCCTACAGTCCACAGGTTCCACCCAATCAACTGGGACTGGGCGTCCTGCTGGTAGACACAGATGTTGTCGAGGCGCATGCGAGTAGGGGGTGCTCCCGTAATAGATTGTACGACGGTCAGCTCGGCGGCCTGACCAGTCACGCTGTACGCCCGGTCTCCGATGAAGAAGTAGTAGAAGATGCCCCCAGATGCAGGGCGCAGCTGGAAGTTGACTGCCTGAGGGAAAGAGGGGGTGTCGGGGAACTGATTGCCCAGGCTGTCCACGCCTGTGGCATTGAAGACCACTGTGCCCGCTCCCAGGTATGCCTCTCGAGCTAGTTCGGCGCTTTGACCGGCCACCAACAAGGCCGAGGACTCTGCTATGAGGAACAAGGCTCGGGCGTAACGAAGATCGGCCACTTGTCCGTCTACGTAGTAGTTGGCTGTTTCAGCAGTCAGGCGCAGCTGCCTGCTAAGCGCCGCGTCTTGCCCGGCAGCAGTAAACAGCCCTTCGTCTGCAACCAAGATCTCGCCGACAGGGAACAGGGCGTCTTGGCCAGCCACAACGTAGGTGCCTAGCTCAGCCTCGAGCGACACCGCCTTGGCCACCGTCGCGTCCTGACCCGTCACAACAAATGTTCCGGTGTCGTTAACTACTGTCAGACGAAAAAGACCGGGCTGTCCCGTGACAACAAAGGTTGCAGTGTCAGCGACAAACACTTCTCCCAGCAAGAACAGAGCGTCCTGGCCCGAGACAGCGAAGCTAGCGGGGCTGGCTCCCAACTGGGCTGCGCGGCGGAGATCAGCACCTTGTCCTGTAAGCGTGAATGTCGCGACCTCAGCCGCAAGCGATTCGTCATTGAGGAACGCCGCCTCAAATCCAGTCAGCGTGAATGTTGCTTGCTCGGCCAGCAGCCCAAAGCCGAACAGTATCGGTTGCCCTGCTACTGTGTACGTTGACTGATCAGCAGCAAGCAGCAGCCCTCGTGACAGCGCCGCGTCTTGACCAGTGAGCGCAAACGTCGTTTGCTCTGCGGTGAAGAGCAGTGCTCGTAGGAAGCCTGCGTCTTGCCCAGTAAGGGCAAAGGACCCGACCTCGGCTATGAGCGATACACCAACAGCCAGCGCTGCGTCCTGGCCCGTGACGACGTAGGTGCCTAGGTCAGCTGTCAGCCTGCGGACCACCGACAACGTGGCGTCTTGGCCTGATAGCGCAAAGACACCTACTTCGGCAATGAACAAGTCGTCGAACAGCAGGCCGGCGTCCTGGCCGGTGAACGTGTAGCTGGCCTGATCGGCCGTAAGCAGCGCTGCGCGCGTAAGTACAGCAGCCTGACCTTCAACCGCAAAGGCCGCCTGCTCCGCAACTATGCGCAGTGCGAGGTCAAAAGCTGTGTCTTGACCAGTAAGCGTGTAGCTCTGCTGCTCAGCTACAAGTTCAAAACTAGCAGCAAGCCCAGCGTCTTGGCCGCTGAGTGTGAACGTAGCCTGCTCTGCAGTCAGCGACAGGCCGAGGATGAAGTCTGTGTCTTGGCCGGCCAGGCTGTAAGACGCCTGAGCTGCGTCTATGACCCGTGCTGCTGCTAAGTCGGCTTGTTGCCCGCTAACAGTGAACGACGCGTCATTGCTGACAAGAACTGCGTCACGTGTCAGCGCAGCGTCTTGTCCAGCGAGCACAAACGTTGCTTGATCAGCAGCAAGCGTCACTCCCCGGTTGAGCGCCGCATCTTGCCCGGTCAGCGCGTAGCTCTGCTGCTGGGCGAGCAGCGCACGTTCCGCAGTCAGCGCTGCATCCTGGCCGGACAGCGTGAAACTTCCACTGTCAGCGACAACGGAAAGTCCTCTAGCAAAGGCAAGGTCTTGGCCGACTAGGGAGAACGTTCCCTCGTCCGCTAGCAGGGTCAGCCCACGATTGAGCGCAGCGTCTTGGCCAGTAAGTGTGTACGTCTGCTGATCAGCAGTAAGTGTCAGTCCTCTAGCAAACGCTGTGTCCTGGCCAGTAAGTGTGTACGTCTGCTGATCAGCAGTAAGCGTAAAAGCGCCTACACCGGGAGGCGAGTACGTGAACCCGCTGAAGTCAATGACTTGGTAGCGGATCTCCGAGTCTTGTCCGGACCGGATGCGCCGAAATTGCACTGCCGTTGGCGACAGTGTTTCGTAGAGCCACAGTGGGCGCGTAAACGCAGTGCCTGTGCCGTTACAGGAGTTCCACCCGGTAACTACCGACTGGTTGGTGTCGTAGCTACTGACGGTGTCGGTTACTGTGAAGTCACCAGAGGCGGCCGTGACAGTATCGCCGTGTTGTACCACGAGTCCCGTAGGCGACGGGAACTCGATGATCTGCCACGCAATGTTGCTCGAGTAGCTGGTTGTCTGGTCGTACCGCTCAACGAAAATATCACTGGCGTTGAGAGTCGTTGCCAACGAGCACTGCTCGAGACCGTTGCTATCGTGGTCAAACGTAGCGATCAAGAACGACCGAGATGTGTCGACCGTCACACCGGTACTGATCGTGGTGCCGGCGGCCAGGTTACCGCTGACGTTGTCATACCCGTGAGTGACCGTGACGCCAGTAGGAGAAGCCCAGGTGACGGCTTCCCACTGAATGAAGTTTCGGTACGTACCGGACGCAGTGGCTCTAACCGTAGTCGCGCGACTAGGGCTATCTAGGTGGACTGATACGAAGCCGTCAAACGCTACCGAGTTGTTAGCGGTGTTGTTGACCCACGTAGTCGCGGTCAAGAACGTGCGGTCAACATCCAGAGGGCTGGAGAAGTTGATTGCGCCTGTTGATGATCCTGTAGCGATAAGCGACAGACCCCTCCGAACAAAGAACTCCTCTGCATCGCAGGTTACGGCGTAGACACCTACATTGCCCAGAGCAGTGGTCGCAGGTCTTCGAGAGCACTCGATCCCGCTAGGGCTAATCAGCTCAGTACCAAACGCCCAAGTGTCTGGCCCCTCGTTAGCCGTAGAGGAGTTGCCAGAAGCTCGAGTGATCAAGAACGTTCTCTCTACATCGACAGGACTGATGTGCAGGATCGTGCCATCAGTTACCGACGCAGAGCTAACGTACTGAACTGTAATAGACATGGGCTCTAAACGAACGTGGGCGCGGCACCACCGTTAGGTAGCAGCCACGCCCACGACTTTGCAGCAGCAGCGATCAGGCGATCTGCAGTAGACCGTTGGCGTCGCTGAAGTCGATCGTCAGACTCTCGCCGTCACCAAGCGTGAGTGCTGAGCCGTAGTCGTACCAACCAATCAGCGGGTCCGCCGGCGACGTAGGACCGTCGTTGTAGATGACTACGTACTGGAACGGACCAGTAGACCCCCCAGACGATGTCATCGTCAGGTCCGCCAGCGTCAGCTGATAGGTACCTGATGTCTGGGTGCTATCACTGGTGGTGATGTTGCGCGAGCTCAGGTTCGTGTATGCGATCTGAGTGATGTTCGCCAGCACCGTGTTGGTAGCAACAGGGGCGGAGTTTGTCAGCGCAACAACTAGCTGATCAGTTGCTAGATCGTGAACACCGTGGGCGATGTCCTCAACGAACTGGTTGAACTTGTTGAACGTTGCCATCAGTTGCTCTTCTTAGAGAATGCGCGATGCGCCATGTTCGTGGCCGCCATGCCAGCCAGACCGGCGACCACGCCGCGTGCGCCGCCTCCGATCCTACTACCTTTCCGCACCTTAGGCGTGTGCGGGTCTATGTAGCCGATCTGCTTAGTCTTAGCCAGTCGGTCCGCCACCGGGGTGTGTGTAATGGTGGCTGATGTAGGCTTACTTACCGGTGCTCCTGCCGCATGCGCATCGCTCAGGTTCATGTGGCGCCGAATGTCGGTTAGCCTGGTCTTCTGCTGGTGACTCCTTGCTGCAGATGCGACGCCAGCACGGACTTTGTTCTCTCCGTACCTGAGCGTATTGCGCGCAGCCACGAGTGCGCGGCCCGGCTTGTTGGTCCAAGCGCTCACGTTGGGGTTTGCTCGGTGGGCTGTGTAAGCAGTCCCAGCAGCAGCAGCACCGCCTAACGCAGTTGCCGCTGCTCTGCCCTTACTGCTATCGTCATCAGCAGCTAACTTGGTCAGCTCGTCGATGAATGCGTCTAGGTAGTTCATTGGTTTGGCGATATTGCTTGAGGTCAGATGATGAAGTACAGGTTGTCGCCGTCGTACCCGTCGTAGTACTCGGTCTGACCCGCACGGTAGCCTCCATCACCGTAGGCAACTGAAATGTTCTGGCCTACTTTGAACTGGGTCTTCTTGTTTTCGTACTCAGCGCTCCACTCAGACACGATGGCCTGCAGGTTGCGCCAAACGGCGTTAGGCTGCGCGTTGACGTTACCAGCTGTATACGGCATGTCATTCCGCGCGAGCTTGAGGATCGTGGAGCGCAGCAAGCGCACAGCAGAGCCGAGCTGAATGATCGGTCGAGCCCCGTGGAACCGGTTGTTGGTCACCAGATCCAGGGGCTCAAGCCGATCGGACAGGAGCGGGGGAGTGCCGTTCCAGTCCTCAATAGTGTCGAGGATGTACCGCGCGATCTTCTCGTTCGAGTTCTCCTCGCCGTCGAACAGCTCGTTGGTCTGCGCGTAGTCCTGCACCATCGACCGGACCATGCGAATCATGATCGTCGGGATGGGAATACCCTGCTCAGTTGCAGTGCGGTAGGAGCTGTACGACGGCTCAACCATTACAGCTCGAGGTCCAGCTCCTCTTCGTCGTCTTGGTCGTCAAGCAGGCTGACGTCAAGCTCGTCCAACTGAACGAGCTCTTCGATGATGTCACGCTTGTTGAGCGCTGTGCTCAGTCGCAGACCGTGCACTTCAGCGAGCGTCAAGAGCTCAGCTTTGGTGTGGGTCCGCAGCTCTGTCACCAGCTCCGCCTGTCGTTCGACCTCCGGGTCTACCTCGGGCTCGACTACCGGCTCAGGTGCGGGTGTCGGCTCCGGTTCAACTACCGGTTCCGGCTCGGTCACCGGCTCAGGCGCGGGTGCCGGTTTGGGTGCTGCTGCTGCGCGCTTGGGCCGCTCCGTCGGAGCTTGGATAGCCGTCTTGGCTACGCCCTTGGCGTGCATGACACGCACCGCTGTCTCCGGCAGCACGTCTACACCGATGTACTCGAGCACGCGAGTACGCGAATCCATGATTGCGATCTGGGGACCAAATCGCTGCATGAACTTGTGAGTGAGGCGGTCCCGGCGGACCTTGCGGTAGCGCTGCGGTCCGATGTCAATGTCCGGCAGTTTGCCGGTGATGCCGAAGTTGCCGACTGTTACGACGCTACCCATTGTTCTGTGTAGTGGGGTAAAGGAAAGGGGCCCCGCAGACGGGGAACGTCCGTCTACGAGGCCCCGTAGGTCACATCAGATCCGGATCAGATCACTCGTTGAACGGGTTGCCCGGATCGTTGTAGAAGGTGAAGGTACCGGTCGTGTTGAGCGCGGTGCCTGCACTGTTCTGGAACAGGTTCGGCATGTCGATCGAAGCGCCCGACAGCAGGATGCTACCGATGCCCTTGATGTTGCCGAAGCCCATGCCGACTTCTTCCCACGCCTCGAACTCGATGAAGCGACCGCGCTTGTCGATGAAGAAGCGCGTGCCCTCGAGCAGGAGGAAGCGACCGAGGAACTCGGGAGCCGGGAACGAGAACATCTGACCGGGCTGGACGATGTTCGGGTTGTCGCGGACCGTGGTGACGAAGGTGTACCCACCGACAGTGGTGTACTTGTAACCGTCACGCGTGATCTCGCTGGTGATCTCGAGGCCAGCCTCGGTATCAGACCATGCGATCGTGTCAGTCCAGTCGACCTCGTGCAGGAGGAAGACACGGCCCTTCATCTCGCGAGCGGGCTGGACCTTCATGAGGTCACGCAGCACGTTGCGGTCGAACTCCGTAGCCGTGGAGGTCAGGAAGTTCGAGAAGACCGCGTTCGCCGGGTTGTAGTTCGGGTGCGTGGCGTCGAAGTCCGCATCCCAACCGTGCGTGGCCGGAGCGCCGGCACTCGGGCTCAGGGCACCACCGTCACCGACAGCACCGGAGGTACCGGCGTTAGCGACGTTACGGGTGTAGATGTAGGAGGCGAAGGAGTACTTCGAGTTGAAGTTCTTGCCAGTCGCCTGGGCCATATCGTCACCCTCGTGGGTGACGGTCCCGCGATCGACCAGGGTGTTCATGCGACGGCGGGTCGCGAGGAACACAGCAGTCCGGACGTGATCCATGAAGATCTTGTCCTCTTGCTCCTGGATGTCCTTGACGGTGTTCTGCTCGAGAACCTTCGTCAGGGGCATGCGGTAGGAGCGAAGTTCGGACTCGCTCTTCTGGAACTTGTCGGAGCTGATCGTGGTGAAGCGGATCTCGTACCGCTTCGCCTCGATGTAGGTCTTCGACGGCTCGCCACGCATGTTGATCTGCATGGCCAGCGAATCGGGCTCGATGTCGTCGATGTACGACAGGCCCTCATCGGTCGTGTTGCGGGTGAGCTCTGCGGTGGTGACTACCTGCGGGGGAAGCACACGACGAGCGAAGCTGTTTTCACGGAGCTTGTCCTGGATGTAGGAGCCCGTGACCTCAGCGGTCTTCTCGAGTGCGTCTCCGCCACGGTTGATCGCCTCACCGAAGAGAGAGTTGAACTCATCCGCGTTAAGCTGGAAATCGCTCATCTGTCTTGAGTGGTGGTCAGTTGTGGAAGGAGGGTGTCAGTTCAGATCAGGCGAGCGCCGGAGCCGTGAACGGACGTGAGTGGAAGTCGAAGAACGCGTAACCACCCTCGACACGCGTGATGGTGCCGTAGTAGTAGTCGCCTGCGTTGTACGCCTCGGCATCGAACTTGCCGCTGGTGGCGATGAACACGCCCTGACCAACGGTCGGAAGCACGGCGTCGTTCCAGGAGCCCGCCGGGAGGCCGATCTCGAAAGCACCCGAACCCTGGATGCCGGTCAGACCGCCACCTTGGATCGAACGCGTCGGAGCGCCGGCATCAGTCGGGTCCGTCTGGCTGAACTGGATGTCCGTGCGACCGGAGTCGACGAAGTTGACCAGAACGCGGATGTCCGGGGCGGTAGCACCAGAGGCGGTACCGGTGGGAGCAGCTGCGTAGCCAGTGGAGGCAACGACGAAGGGTTCACCTTCGGCGATGTCGAACGAGCCGTCGTACTTGACGGCCTGCAGGTTGACGCTGGTGAGCTTCGCGTTGAGCGCGACCGTGCTCTGCGTCTTGCGAATTTCGCTAGTAGCCATGGTTTGTTACTCGGGGTTGAGTGCTGTCCGAAGTCCAGTGATCAGCCGGGCTTCGGCCGATGCACCAGACGCAGAGTCACCAGTACCAGTGTGGTCCAGTGCTCCGACGTCTGCTGAACCGAATCCGAGAGCAGCGGCCTGCTTGACGAGAGCGATGCTCTCGGGGTTGGTGCGGTATTCCGCAACCTTCTCTGTCATGTCCGCAGGATCAACCAATCCGTCCTCCACGAGCGCCATAACGCCGCGATAAACCTCCAGATCTTGCTGAAGGGCCGCAACCTCGGCTCGGGCGCTATCGCGCTCAGCAGCCTGCTTGCACAGAGCGTCACGAAGACTCTCCAGCAGGTCGATTCGGACTTGGACGGTCTTACCCACGTTCAGGTGGCTTTGGAGAGGAGGTCGATTGCAAGCGCGAGCTTGGCTACGCCGGTACGGCTCGACTCGGTCGAAGCCGCCTGCTTTGCCAAAGTCTCGTCGATCTCGCGGGTGAGCTCCTCTTCTTGTTCCGCTGAGGAAGGCTCAGCCTCGATAGGGGCTTTGCCTGCCTCAACGGCAACCTTGAGAAGCTCGTCTAGGGAAGAGAACTGCATCGCTCAGTAGAGCGTCAGCGGCTCTCTTCGTCTTCGCCCAGGATCTCAGCAGTCAGCTGCGCCAGGTGGCGACCGAAAGCCTCTTGCTCGTCCTCGGCAATCTTCTCGAGATCGTCGACGGTGACACCAAGCTCAGCGAGGCGCTGACCGAGGACGCGACCCAGGCCGATGACCTGTTCCGCCGCCTCTTTGTTGAGCTCTTCGTCGCCGAAGTCGGGGCCTTCTTCTACGTCTTCGTAGTAGCCCTCTTCGCTGGCCTCTTTGACCTGCTCGTCGTCCTCGAAGGAGGCTTCGACAAGGTCAACGGCCAGAGAGAACTGCTCCGAGCGCGACAGGTCGGACGAAAGCGAGCCTTCCTCCATGGCCTGCTTGACGATATCGGTAGCCTCCGACAGGCGAGCAATGCGATTCTCATCGCCGGCCCAGGCTTCTTCGACTGCGGCGATCTTGGCCAGCAGCTCTTCTTCGACTTGAGCTTCGCGGCGCTCAGCCAGGTAGTTACTGAATGAGGTCATTGGTTCAGTGCGCTTGAGGTTGCGGCGGACAGTAGATCAGGCGCCCGCTTTGGGGAGGTTCCGCTGCGGGTTGACGACCGGTGCCGGGTTGCCCGAGATCGCGCCGTCTTCTTCAGCACGAACGCTGGTATCGTCGCCCGGTGCGTGGGCTTCGCCCTTGAGCAGACCGATCTTCTTCGCCGTAGCGTGGACCGGACCCTCCGGGATGGCGATACCGCGACCGCCAGCCGGAACGCCAGCAGCGAGCTTCTCGATCATGTGCGAAACAGCAGCTTCGCCAAACTCACGACCTGCGGCCTGTAGGTCCTCCGCGAGTTTGTCCATGGTGTCTTCGTCAGCGGTGGTCGCTTCGGTAGCCGCGTCCGAACCTTCCGAGGCGGTCTTCTCGACCTCGTCAGCTTCAGCTGCGAACCGCTTGAACAGGTCTTCGATGTTCTGTGACATGGTTGGTTCAGATTGCGGTTGCCAGGAATGGCATCCAGTTGGGAACCGAGCTCGATGCTCGGGGTACAGTGAAAGCTGCGTCTACGCCGTTTCGCTGCAACGCGAAGCGGATGATCGGGTCTCTCTCCTGTAGCGCAGCAAACTTCTCCAAGTCTATCTGACGCAGCAGGTTACGGTACCGATCGTGCCCGTAGGCAGACGCAGTTTTTACTAGGGCGAAATGAGAGAGCTGGCTCGCGGTGCGCCTGGTGAAGTACGGATCGAACATCGACCGCTTCTCCAGATGCGGCTCCAAAGCCATTACCAGTGTGCGGTTAGGAGAAGCCAGCGGCAACGGATCTGAGATTTGAGTCTCTCCAGCCACTTTCTCGTACTCGTCATTCGTCAGATAGATCCCTAACGACACGCAAGCGCGCAGGGCTTCCTGTGCTCCAGCGTTGGCCAGTTTCTCGAGTACACCGGCCGGGAGCGGCTTAATGTATGTGAGGTCCTGGTGGGCTGACTTTTTCACGAAGTCGACCAGGCGGGGGTCGGTATCCGACTTCTTGGCAGGAACTGACTTAGCCACAGGCTCCATCGGCATGTCCTTCCGTATCTCGGACTTCTTGGACAGCGAAGCGCTGGCTACTTTGCGGATCGACCACGCGCTGCGATCGGCCGGTGTGAGCACCCGGGAGATATCGAAGAAGCGCGGGAAATCGTTGTACGCGTAAACACGGCGACCATCAGGGAGCATCCTCCCCAGCCAGTTTTTTAGGTGGTCGCAGTAGTCGGCGCGCTGCTTAGCCGGGTTGCCGCAGATGCTGCAACGGTCGTAAGGCAGCTTAGCGCCCATTGACCACGGGACCGGTGTACCGTCGTCAATCATCTTGACGACGTCAGGCGCGTGCTTTGTGCGGACGAACACAATCAGCTCGACCCGCTTCATCTTGTCGTTGTATGCGCTGGCGATCACATCGCCGATCGACTTCGCAGGGTCTTTGTTCTCGTGGAACTTGTAGACGTGCGCGTAACGCGGGAACGTGTGCTCGCCGTACGCTTCTTTGGGCGGGATGACGATGTTCGGGTACTTCTTCCGAACGCGATCATTGATGTAGCGTGCGATGTCGCTAGGCGGATCCATAGCCTTGAGGCTCCACTCCGGGAATGCGTCCCCGTTGCGGTTATGGCCCCAAGTCTCGCACGCACCTAACGCGTTCAACAGGACGTAGCGCCCGTCTTGGCGCGGCTTCAGCTGCTCAGCTACACGCAGTAGCGACTCAGGTGTTGAGTCAGCAGATGCGATCTTGTCGAACGTCGAGCCGTGCACAAGGCTGTAGTCAGGGCCCCAATCGTGGTAGCCGCCTACATCGAACGTCTTGCCTGAGGTTGCGAAGCTCACTTTTTGTTGCGCTCTTTCATCCTACGCCTGTGCGAACTGTAAGCGCGCACAATGTCCTCGTTAGCACGTAGTAGTGACCCAATAGCCTTCCCTCGGCTCGACCCGAGCTTGCTGAGCTCGTCAGCGAACCCGCAGAGCATTGCGTACTTAGCCGGCCCTTCTACGCCTCGATAGTTGCGGTGCTTGCGAGAGTGCTTGCGCTGGTAGCTTTCTCGATTCTCGAGATGACCGGTTTGCGGGCCTGCTCGACGAGTATCTGATTCGTCTTGCTGACGATAGACGGGAGGAGCACCGCCCGGGTCGGTGATGGCGGTGTACTGATACTCGGCCATCAGTTCTTCTTGCGGCCCGCGAAGCCCTCCATCGCCTTGCTCGACAGGCTGGCCACTGACTTACCGAGCTCAGGCAACCTCGCGGTGCTCTCATCACGGTAGGACCCGTAATCACGTTGCAGACTGAGCAGGTCCTTGACGCGCGTAGTTGTCAGTGCGCGGGGACCGAAGGTCTGCATATCCCGCATCACGTTGCCCGCCAGCAGCGGATCCGCCGCTACATCAGGAGCGAAGTTCTTGATGATTCGGAAGTAATGGTGGGCGTTGGGATCGTCGCGCAGCGTTGGGTTCTCGTGGACGATCTGCTTGACGGACTCGTTAATCTGCCGCCCACGCTGGCGCTTACGGATGCTGGCGCTGATAGCAGGCGTTGCTGCCAGAGCAAGGCCCGCACCCGCACCTACAAACTTGATCGCGTTCGCAATGTTCGTCGGGTTCCTGAGCGCCGGCAGCAGCGTGCTAGCTGCGCCAGTCTTCTCAAGCCGGTCGCAGTCGTCTGCCAACTCCTGGCAGAAGCCTAGGAAGCTCTCTGCGTAATCCGGATCCTCGATCTGCTGCGCAGCTTCTTTGACCAGGTCGACAACAGCCTCACTGTCATCTTCGCTGATCGCGCGCGCCAGCTTTACGCCGAAGTCTGACACATCTGCCCGCTGATCGCGAGAGAGGTGCGTGCCGTAGAGGCAGGCAAACTCAGTGAATACTCCGCTCATTTGCTCTTATGCGCCGCCGGCGTTGCTTTGCTTTGGTGGGTACCGGGGATGTAGTCACGCGTCAGCTGACCGAACCCCCGTGTGATTGCTTTGTCTGCACCGGAGCTCAGTACGTCTTTTAGTGACGTAGGCTTGTAGCCCTTCATCACAGAATCGACACCGCTTTGAGATGCAGCTGTCTTTGTTATTGCCGCGTCGATTACAGCTGCAAACCCATCGGTTGTGGCTGTGCGAGCATCTAGCGACTCTGCGAACTTCTGAACTTGCGGCTCAGCGGTTTCGTTGTCCATGATCACTTGCTGGATGTCACGAACAGTGCTGCTCAGGTTGTCGACCTCGGTTTTCCAATCGTTGAGGTTCTCCGAGAGGTCCATCTTGCGCTTGACCTCGGTCAGCGTGCCGTAGAGCGCCGCCCGACCGTTGATGACTGTCACGTCCGGCCCACCAAGACGACCGCCTGAGCGATCGAAGTCGTCGACGGCGGCAAGCTCAGTGGCGTCAGCCAGGGCGACGTTAGTGGGGTGCGCATGCTTACGCATCTCGTTCTGAACCGCCTGGAAGATCGGGGTCCAGCGGCCGGGGCTGTCCGGGGTCAAGCACTGAGCGTATTTGTGCATGTCGGCCAGCCGCCCACGCGCTGAGTAGACGTACTCAGTGGCGAGCTTCATCAGCTCAGTCATGTCCTCGCGGAAGTCCTGAGCTAGACCGATGGAGCGCGCATTGATCATACGCCCGTAGTTGTCAGCGCGAGATGCGACCTTCTCCAGGTGGATCAGGGCTGCGCGCTTCTCGGCCTCGTACAGCTCCTTAGACTTCGGATCAATCCGGTCCAGGTCGCGGTCGAGGGTCGAGCCCCGCCCAGTGATGAACGAAGAGGCGACCTTACGGATCTCCTGTACGGACACCCCTTTGTCCTGCGGGCCGAGCAGCTCGAGGACGGCATCTGTAGATGCCAGGTCAAACTCCTGGCCGCCCTTGGCTGCCACCTTGCGGAGCCCGTCACTGGTGGCGTGATTGGCGGCTGTCACCAGCGAGCCGATCTCCAAGCGCGTCAGACCCTTGTCCTGGGCGATCTTGGCGATTGACTCATTGAGGCTAGCGCCGTCACGGACGTAGGTCCGCGCAGCGTCTTGAGCCAGCAACTGAATCTCGATGTTTTTCATGGGTGAGCAGGGCCGCTAAAATCGCCCTCATACCAATCGTAGGCGCCCTGGCGGGCAAGAGTTAGGGCAGGTTGGGCAGCAGGGTGGTTGTGAGCTCGCCGTAGTACTGCATACAAGCCGCCTCAGCGTACGCCAGGCTGTGGAATGCGTCGTCCGGGACCTCGTGGTCGTATTTGTAGGTGTTCCGCCGCTCGTCGAACTCGATGTAGATACCGGTGAAATCAGACACAAACGGCTTCAGGTCCATGAAGTTGAAGAAGCGCGTCTTGCCAGTTCTGATCTTGTCGACAATCAGCTCGATCATCTGGTTGCGGTCGATCGAGTAGCGCTCAGCGTCAGGGCGCCACTTAGCCAGGAGGCCCTGCTGGACGTACTGCATCTGCATCAGCAGCCGCTCAGCGCCGTACCAGTTCCACCCCAACTCGTCGACCAGTCGGGCGTTCTGAGCCGCACCAAAGCCCCAGTCAGCTCCGCACCAGCGCACGTTGCACTGGGTCATGATCTCGTTGAGCGCTCCTACCTGCTTAGAGAGGTTCACTTCTGTACCAGTGAACTTCTTCATGTAGAGAACGTGGAACACGCCTTGTTTGTCACGGTGACCAATTGTGATCACGGTGTACGACGGGTTGTCTCCCTCTCCTGAGCCGTAGTCAATGCCGGCAAATACCGGGACGCCGCGATTGGCTATTTCGCGGATAGCACGAAACTGGCTCATCTCCCGCTCTTCGCACGCATTCCGCATGACGCTTTCGGTCAGCACTAGCTGACCCTCGTCATACGGCAAGCCCAGCACCTCATTGAAGTACCGACGCGCGCTGTACTCTTCGCGCTTGGCCTTGACCTTGGCGTGGCTTTGGAACGGTACGATCAGCTGCGGGATGCGGAAGCCCCAGCGATGGTCTAAGTAGCTCGGCTGGCTGGGAACCCACTTGCCGTTTCGCGGTTCGATCTCTTTTCGACAGCGCGTGCAGCGGTAAGCATCGTCCGCAACGATCTCGTCATCTGGATAGTTCCAGTGATTACATGCGCTGCACTTGATCAGCCACTCGAACTGGCTGGTTCTAGTCCAAGTTCGGCTGATTAGGTTGGATGTTGTCTTCGGTGTTCCAGCGTACAGCCGGAACTTGCGATGGTCCTTGGCGTGGGATTGGCACTCCTCGAGAACCTCAATCGCGTCGGAGACAATGTCCTGAATCTCGTCTACCAACAGGTGCTCGCAGGTGATGCCTCGAGCGTTGTCAGCGGACAGGTAGCACGACCGGAAGTTGAAAAACGCACCGTTGGTGAACTCACGGGACGAGACTTGCCACAGCGTCTTGCTGGGCTGCACCCACAGGCCCATGTCCGGTGAGTCCTCACACATTGCGCGGAATCGCTGCGTAGAGAACACGGACACCTGATCCCATCGAGGCGCGATGTATAGCGTTTTGTACGCTTTGTACATCGCAGCCAACGAGATGGACTTCGCTGCCTGGGACGTGGACTTCTCAACCTGTCGTCCAGCCAGCATCAGCACGTTACGACACCCCATTGGGTACTGCTTGCGCAGGTCATAGACGCCGTACAGGTACTCTCTGCCTGTGAAGTCAAACGGCTCGCGGTCGACAGTCAAGAAGTTCTTGACGAAGCCAGAGACAGTAGAAACCGCCTTAGGTCCGCCCAGGTCTTTCTTGACTCGGTGAGCCGCGACGTGCTGGCTCTCCTGAGCAATCTGCTCTGCCTGCTGGTTGTACTTCGACCAATCGATCGCCTCGAGGTCGTTGTTGGCCAGCGTGACCGCCACGTCACGCAGCAGCTGTGCATGTGTAGTGGGCGGAGCAGTTCCTAGAAGTTCAGCCAACGTCTTCAGCCCCCTTGTCTTTAGGGATCTCGAAGAGGTTGTCGTCGACGTCGTCTTCTCGGATCTCGAAACGATCGAACACAGACTCTGCCTCAGCTTGGCCTACCGGCTTGCGCTTGGGATCCTCTGCGCGGTCAACCAAGAGCATGAGCGCCTTGAAGTCGCGGTCGAACATGGCGCGCGAGTCGGCGTCAGATGCATCGCGGTTTAGGTAGACCCGCCGCATGAGGCTGAGCTGCAGCGTGCTGAGCATTGCTTCGGTTCCTGCTTCGCCGTCATGGAGACCAAGCTGAGCCATGACCGAATCGACATCGCTACCGATACCGATGGACAGCAGCTTGCGCACGGACGGCTTGAGACGCTTCAGGTGGGCTTTGAGCTCTTCGCCGTTCAGGAACGAGTAGTCCGAGAACAGCTGCTGATAGAACAGCAACTGGTCGGGGTTAACGGACATACCCGTCATGCTCTCTGCCGCTGCCTGGATCTCCTCAAGTGATGAGGTCGTAGCCAGCAGTGTCTCGAGCGTCCACTTCTCCTCTGGGTGCGTCAACAACCAAAAGCCGTCTACACGCTCTGGGTTGTCGTAGAAGATGTCAATCTCGCAGGTCTCCAGCACTGTGCGCAGCTGCTGGGTCTCTACTTTGGTTGACGGTTCTTTGCCTGCGTTGACGCAAACTCTCAGCTTGTCCGGCAGGTTCCGCAGGAAGATGACGTAATGCCGCTCTAGCTGCGACTTAGGAAACCGCGACGATGCGAGGTTGTACTCAAGCAGTTCGTCGTAAACGTCGTCTAACGGGAGCTGTAAAAACCGCAGAAACAGAAAGCGTTGGAAAGGTACACGAGATACCCGAGTGCGCTGCGTAGCGGACCCAAATGAATGTATATGATTACCCGCGCCGTGTAGCAGACGCCGATTGGCGACTGTTAGCTTCGTCCTCAACAGACCGTGCTTTGCTTCCCAGCTCAGCTCTAGCTGTCCAGAGCCTTCTAGCTCTCGCAGCGTCCGGTCTGTGATGCCGAACTCTTTGCATAGTTGGACGCGGGAGTAAGCCTTATCGGCTTCTCCCATGGCTTACCCGCTGTAAGTAATGTTCTTCAGTTCCGTCAGGTCGCGGATAACAGCGTCTAGTGCAAACAGCGCTGTACGGATCGGAGACGAGTCAACCTCAAGGCCAACGCGTGCTGCAATCAGTAACTGAGCAACGGCGCGACGAGCGTCTCGCATCGTGTCCAGCGACTCCACGAACTTCAGGACGTTTTGCTCGTTCAAGAAGTTGAGGCTGAGCACTGCGTCTACTGTGCGTCGGCTCAGCTCTTCTGCGCTTTCAGCACACTTGATGAGCTGCTGGCGCTCAGCTTGGTAGATAGCCTGCTCAACCAGAGCTGCCGTTTTCCAGAGAGCTGCCTTCTCTTCGTTCGAGAGAACCGGCATGCCTTCGATCGGCTTAACCTCCGGAGCGGGCAGCTCTACGTAGCTGACTACGCCATCAGCCATCAGCCGGCTAGCGGCCTCTTTTGCGAAGGCATCTTCATACGTCCGTCCGAGGTAGTCAGCCAACTCACGCAGTCTGACTGTCTCACCGTCAGGCATGCGGGCGTAGCCGCCTACCTTTGTGATCGTTTGGGCTGCCGGCACGTCGCTGGTTGTGGGCTGGTAGTCCACAGGCTGTGCCTTGTCTGCGAGCTTCAAGAAGATCCAGTCGTCGTTCAGCAGGATGGTGTCCACATCCCCTTCAACACGCTGGAACGGTTGCTCGCTAGCAGTCTTGCGGAACTTGATTGACTTATCGCCACGCAGTTCAGCGATGTAGTCATTGCCGGCGGAACCGCGAATGTTCACGGGCTCGGTGACGATGGTGTCCGCCGATTTGACGAACACAAAGACGCCGGTACCGCTCCAGTCGTCCTCCTCAAGCTCCGGCACGCCGTCGTACGCAGAGCCCCACAGGGGACGATCAGTAAACGCGGCAGTTTTGTCGAGGCCCACAAACGCCTGGACACCTTCACGCAGGTCGTCCAAGTCGAAGTAGTAGACGTTGTGCGCTACGAAGCCGGCTCGCTCACCATCAGCGGTAGCGACCTTGTATATGCCCGGTTCCTGGATCAGCTGAGCAGGGTTGACCTCTACATCGACTACGGCTGCTGCTGCTCGCGTGTCTTCAACGACAGGCTCAGTGGCGTTTGCTGCGTACTTGCGCAGCACGTCCTCGAAAGCGCGGCTGGTCGTCAGACCCCACTCCAGCTGGTTCGGCTTGAGGTACGCCATAGCCTGCTTGACTTGATCGTCAGCGTAGCTAAGCGATGCGTAAGCGTACTTGCCGTCAAACGGAGGCAACGTGAGATACGCAATCGATGCGTCGGACGACTCACCTGAACGGCCCGGCTTCACCGGCTCCCCGATCGGGTCGTCACGCTGCAGCGCTTCCTCCAGCGCAGGACGTGTGAGCGGCAGCACGTCCTCTTTGCTAATGAACACGTCTAGCGGTGCTAGGCGGCAATCAGAGATCACGACAGGGATGATTACCTTGTCGTCAATGTTGATCGCACCGACACCGTGCCCACTATCAGAGTCCGTCTTGTTCATGCGGACGTTGATGTGGTAGTCGGCCAAGTACGGCTGCGTTTGGTGCAGCACGTCCATGACCTCCTCAGGCCAGTTCTTTGAGTCACGTGACAGCCGTGAGGATGCCGACTTCTCGAAGTCGCCGAAGCTCGGGGCCTCAGCAAACAGCGCTTGTCCCCGGAGCTTAGGCATTGCGTGTCACCTGCAGTACACCAATGTGCTGCGGATCGGTTCCTGGTGAGAACTTGTCAGAATTGACAGAAACGAAGATGGGCGCGTAGCGACGGTATGCATCCAACGTGATTGCTTGGGCGGACGTACCAGTGGCGTTGAAGCCTCCGGTCTCTCCGGGCATCAACGTAGCCCACGTACCGCCGGCGCCGGCTACCTGGATACGCAGGATCACAGGAATGCGACCTTTGTTGGTGATGCTGTAGCTAGCGTTGGTTGTAACGCCTATCACACCAAGCTGCGTCGTCTTGACGCTTGAGGTGCTGTCGAACGCGGGTTCAACGCGGACCCAGTACTGTGTGAGATTGGTCATAGCTGCTTAGACCCATTATCAGGTCATCGGGACACTTGTGGGACCGCTCGGACCTTCGGGCGTCGGGTGAATGTGTGCGTTGTAGCTGGTGCGGATCTCGACCAGGTCCCCCAAGGCGTCCGCCACCAAGCCGGCAGCTGTGACATTTCCTTGGGCGGTCACATTCCCTTGAATGTTCATGTTGCCCTGCAGCTCGACGTCGCCAGTCACGTCTACTCCATTCTGGGAAACTACAACTGTCCTGTTGACAGTGACTTCCAGCCCTTCGTCAGTCAACCGGAAGAACTGAGACCCGCGCTCTACCCGTGTGCCTTGGGAGTCAATGACCAGCTGATGCGGGGTGCCTGACCCCGTCTCCTGGATCTTGAGCTCGCCGGAGTCCGAGTTGAACGTGATGTCGAACTTGTCACCAACCTTGAAGTGGACGCCGGCTGAAACAGGCCCGCCAACAGCATCCTGCACCCCTCCAGGGGTGTTGGGGTTCGAAAAGTCCGTGCTGGGGTGCGGCGCATTCTCTGCGGCCAACTCCCCCATTTCCAGGCTCAGCAGCTGCTCTCCAGCCTGCTGCTGCATCCGGTAGGTGTTGGTCTCGTTGTCGATCTCCTCGACGCGATGGCCACCCCACAGCCGGCGGCGCCCTCGAGCAACGATCGGGAGGCTGCCCAGCCCCGCTACATCATCGACAATCACCAGAGGCACGAATCCGGTGAACTCCCGCAGGTCTACGTCTTGCGCAAGACTCTGAGCCCGAAGCAGGTTCAAGTGCGTCACCCGCCCCTGTGTCGCCCCGGAGGCAGTGACCGTGGTGTGGGTGTCCGTCCACCCTGCAGACTCAAACGACCAGTCCCGACACGACGCTTGGATGCGGTTTCCCTGGGAGTGCATCAGGAAGTAGGTGCGGCGGGACTTCGGTTGGAGCAAGATGTCTCCGAAGTCGTAGACCCGCACTAACGCACGCTCCTGGTTGAGCCGCGCACGGTTCTGCATGATCGCGTCACCGGGGAAGATCGCCGACTCAGCGATGCCGCGCTGGTCTATTCGTCGGAAGCTGATCTGCTGACCTGTGCGGTTGAGGAGGTCACCTTCGAGGTTGGTTGCAGAGTCAGCAAGCTGCTCTTCGATGGTGTTGGCCTCTGTGCCTGTATTGGCAGAGATGACATCAAGCTCACCGATCACTACCCAATCAGCACCTACGAAGTGAGCAGTGATTACGCGCGTACCTTGCGAGTACGGCCGTTCTGCGCCTTGCCGCATAGCGGAGCAGAGACGATCCCCGATACGGTCGATCGTGACGTTGTAAACCCGTGTCTTCGGGTTGTAGCCACGAATCACACCAGCAAACATCTGGTGCGACCGGTTCACCCCTCGCGTTTGGTAGGCGTACAGCTGCTGACCCGCTGTGCTCAACACAGCAGGCTTATTGCCTCCAAGTCCTGAAGGGTAGCCCGCGTCCATCAGATCTGCTTGACGCTCTCCTTCAGCGACTCAATGATCTTCTCGCGAATCTCAGGACGCCGCGTCTCGATGATGCGAATCAGGCGCTGCACCCAGTCTTTGAGTGAGATCCTCAAGCCCTTTTGTTGAGGCAGGGCAATCGTCTTCTGCGCAAAGCGGCGAACGATTTCGCGCTCCTCACCAGTGGCCGGAGCACCTTTGTAGTCGCGGCGGAACTGCTGTGCTTCCAAGTCTTGCCGACGGCCTGCGCGGTCGATCTCAGTCGTTGTGTACTGATGCTCAGCAATCTTGGCGAGCTCAGACACGTAGCTCTCCATAGCTCCTCGTTTCACAAATCCTCCTGGTATAGTTCGGCTCCCGGGCAGCACCGCACGATTGAATCCAGTTCCGGCCGTCAACTTGACGTTTGCCAGCTTTTCAAGTTGAGCCAAGAGTGCTTCGTATGCGTTCATATCTTGACAGGGCGCTTGACAGAGTCGATGGAGCGCAGATTAGTCAGCGCCAGTTGAGAGATGGGATGACCTTTTTGCAGATCAGTCTTCAACCCCATGGTGGGGGCTCGCTCGAGCGTCTTCTGGAGCTTTTCGTGGATTAGCGATCCGACAAAGTCGGTGCTGTAGCTAGGCGCGGCCTTGATGCCTGCGACCAGCGGCTCGTATTCGATCTCTTTGCCCCGCATCTTGCGAATCTTGGCGTTGTACTCTTCGATCTGATTAGTAAGCACAAAGTCGCCGGACACGACACCGAACTTGGACCCATCGTTGGCTTCAGTGACCTTCGCCCGGTTGGTCAAAGGCGTGATCGCAGTCTCATAGATCTTGCGGCGAATCTTACTGCCTGACGCGCTGTAGTTCTTATCCAGCTCATCAATCAGGTAGTTCTGCACGCGCGGCAGATCTCCTGTGAGGTCCAGCAGCTCTTTCGGCTCGACGATGCCGTGGCGGCTGAGTTGATCGCCTGCTTTGACCCGCTGGCCTCGCGTCACCTTGGTTGCGAGCTCTTGCGGGATGAAATGTCTAGTGCCCGACACGAAGACATAGTCGCCCCCGGTAGGACCGGGCTCGATCTTGTTAACTACACCGTCGTTCTGAGCCAGAACTGCTTTACCTCTAATGGTTTGCGGCATTTCCAGGATCTGCTTGATCCGGTCAAAGCCAAGGTTCGACTCTGAGCCAACCGCACCACCTGTGTGGAACGCGCGCAACGTCACCTGCGTAGCACGCTCGCCAATAGTCTGCCCAGCAAGCGCACCAATGTGGAAACCAATGCGAGGTGACTTACCACTCTCGTCGAGGCCAAAGCATTTCTGGCAGATGCCGCCAACTGCCTTACACGTCATAGGCGAACGCACCTTGATGCGCTTCTCGCCCTTCTGCCGCAAGCGGCGTGCAAGCTCTTGCGTGATGATTTGATTGCGGTACGCACCCTCAGCACCGTAGCGGTCGGAGATCTCCTTGTCGTCAAGAGACATCTCGATACCCTGCATCGTTCCGCAGTCATCCGCTTTGATGGTCATCTCGACGTTCGAGTTGACCAGCAGGCGGCTTAAGTAGCCTGTATCAGCAACAGACAGACCTTTGTCGATCAGACCCTTACGTGCACCAGGCGTTGTGCTGAGGTAGGCGCCAAGGTCGTGGCCTTCTGCGTAGGACTTGCCGACGATGATCGGTACGACCTGGTTTTTGTGGTCACGGGTGCCTACGGGGCTAAGCACCATCTGCTGGATCTGGCCTTTCTTGCCCAGCGCGCCAGACAGCGGACCAGCCTCGACGAACCGGTTGTTGATTGCAGCGTCTAGCAACAAGCTGAGCTCCGCCACGGCCTCGTTAGCCGCTACGTCGTACCCGACGGTCTTGCTGCGGCGCTTAGCCTTCCTAATCACCGCATCCCGCTTCTTCGTGTCGATTTCCAGGTCGCGGAGACTGACGCTGAAGCCGACTTCGGTGACGTAGTGGTTGCCGAGGTTCTTGACCTCTGTGATTACACGCGCTGCTTCGCCGGACGAGAGCTCGCGCCCCGCACGCTCCAGATCGGCGTCCATGAGCTTACGTGTCGTTGAGCGGTACGCAGGCCGCACAGCTTGCGGGAAAGTCTGCGCGTAGATCCACTGGCCGATGCAGTGCACCTGCCCGCCCACGCGTGCCGCCTGGTTCGCCTTGACCTTCTTGTCGCGGTAGAGCTGGAACAGGCTTTCCCAGTTACTCACTGACGGCGTGTTGCCTCTGACCTTTGGGGTGGTCATCAGGTACACACCCAGCGCAGTCTCCTTGGTCGGCGAATGTACGAGACTGTGGTCCTGCGGGCTGAACAGGTTTTTGCTAGGCAGCAGCCGGTCAAACGCCTCTTTGCGCGCCTCTTCCGACACCGGCACATGGATACCCGCCGTGTCGCCGTCGAAGTCCATGTTGAAGCCACCCACAATCAGCGGGTTGACCTCAACGGCCTTGCCTTGGATCAGTCGCGGCTTAAACGCTTGGATCGAGAACTTGTGCAGCGACGGGGCGCGGTTCATCAGCACAGGCCGATGCTCCATCTCAATCTCGAGCGCCTTGACGGCCAGCGGATCGTTCTCTTCGATCGCTTTGCGTGCTTCGATAGGTGTCTTGCCCATCGACTGCAGCCGCTTGACCACAAACGGCTTGTACACCCGAGCTGCCATCTCTTGAGGCACACCGACCTCATCGAGATGCATCTTCGGGTTCGGAATTACGGTTGACCGCCCCGTAAGATCCTGCGCCCTACCGGACACTTTCGATTGGAAGAACCCATACTTCGGAGCTGTCTTCCCTTTGATCTGTGAGACGAAACCTTGAAAGTTGCGTGCGCGAGTAAGTGGGTCACTCGTTCCGACCACACCTCCCACGGCTCCCGTGAGTGCTTGGTAGAGCGGACGTAGGTTCTCCTCATCAACCCCGAGACGGCGCAGCTCGCGAATCTGGTTGTTGACGAGCATGACTTCCCGGTATCCGTGCACTGCGTCAGCAACACTCAGCGTCCCATCAGGCTGCACCGCAATCTGACGGAACTTGGGCGGAATCACGGGGAGCTGTTTGTTTACATAGGCGTCGGCAGGCTTGATGCCTGACACTTTCAACGCCTTCAAGTACCGCAGCCGCTTGTGCGCCTTATCCAGCCCAGTGCCGCGCTTACCAGCAGCGGCTTTCTCGGTGATCTGAATCTCTTTCTCTACGTCAACGTTATCCAGGATGCGGCGGACACCGTCAGCCCCAGTGATGTTGCCCTCGGCTTCTTCAGTGATCTGACCGTCGGGCGTCACGAACAGCTGACGATCGATGATCTGCTGCAGCTGCTTCTTAGTCTTGAAGGCGCCGACTGCTGCGACAGCATCGATCATCAACGGGTGGACAACCGGAGTTTCGAGGGTGATGTGGTTCCAGCGGTTTCCACCAATGCCGCCTGTCAGGCCAGGATCAAACAGCCCGCCCTTCTCAGGGTTCAGGTTCTTCGCGTTGACTACCAGCGGCTTCTTCAGCTCGCCGCTCGACATCGACAGGATCTCGTTGTCAGTCATAGGTGTAGCTTTGATAGTGCTACCTGACTGCTCGAGATTGATGCCAGCTGCGAGCAACATGGCAATGAACTTCTCTTCTACAAACGGCGTCTGCGGAGGAGGGGTCGGCTGCCCGGTTTGTACCGCGCGCCAGTACTCGTCGTTGCGCTGACTCTTGAGCCCGAACGCGTCGTGCAAGAACGCGGTGGCATCGCCGGACAGCAACGAGAACGTGTCTAGCGCGCCAATACGCTGCGCACTGGCGTCACCGCCTTTGGTCGGCTGTTGGTCAACGGAGTAACGCTCACCAGTAGCGGCGCGTGCAGAGATCTTCTTCGATACCTGGTGCTTCAGCTTGAACCAGGTCATGTTCCCGACGAGCACGTCATCGAGCTGGTCGCCCGTGGTGGGATCAACGATCGTCTCCTCGTCGCTGATTCCAGCGTCTGCGAGCTCCTTCTTGAGCTTCTGCAGTGTGCCGGCAGTGCCCTTCTCGTTGAAGTTGTCTGCGTAGTAGACCTTGCCCGTCTTCTCTGCGAGCTTGCCAGCTGCTGCTTCAAACAGCTGACCAGTATTGACACGCCCCGGCACGCCAGCCGGGTTCATTAGCAGGTCAATGGTCTGGTCATCCTGACCTTTGGGCATTTCGTTGTCCGGAAGGATGCAGTTTCCCGACCAATGACATTTACCGTTTCGTCGGACATATACCAAACCACCAGGGACTGTCACGCAGAACACCTCACCGCTGTACTCAGTGGTGTATCGATCTTTGTTCTGGAACCCCTGCTCAACGCGATCACGGTACAGAGATAAGCACCACTGATCGCGATACTCGTTGCGACCAGCAACAAATCGAATGACCCCGCTACCTCCTGTGAGAACCCAGGCGCGGTGCAAGTCTACTGCAAGCTGTTCTGAGGTTATCGAAATACACATAGCTTGGTGCTTCGGCCGTTTCGCGCCGTCGCCCAAGTTGAACGCGTCTACAAGTCGTGTGAGCGCTGCCTGAGACGTATGAAACCAATGCTCAGGTATGTACTTCTCCCACGCATTACCCAGGCTGTGCAGATACTCGTACACAGCTTTGTTGGCGAACCGGAAATAGCCGTGCCCTCGAGATTTATCGGTGTAGTGGTACTTCCAGGTGATCCCTAACTTGGTGAGCAAGGCCCCGATACGTTTACAGTTGTCGGGATTAGCTACCTGGCTTTGGGCGATATGAATGCGATACTGACGCACTTGTGCGACGCCGTACCGACCACCGGCTAAGCAGCCTTCAGCCAGATACCATCCCAGCAGCTCGGCGAAGTCTTCAGTATTGAACTTACGAAGACAGTCACGCCCTTTAGCTCTTGCTGCTTTTGGTAGTACAAACACTGCGGCAGTGTGTTCAGGAAGCGAAGATTTAGCTGCGTACTGCAGGTACCGACGTCCCTTGACTTCATCAGCTCGCTGGAACTTGTATTCAGCGGTCTGACCGCGATAGTGCTCGATGCGGCTCCACACCCGATGGTCTGGCGTTACCAGATAGTCGAGGTGGTCGTTGGCCACTCCGTACATCGGCCCAGAGTAATCGAACCGATGAAGTGCTTCTGGTGTGACGAACTCAAGACGGCCGCCTATTTGCGCGCTAATCTTATCTGATAGCGTCAGCTCTGAAAACGGCTTCCAGCCATTGGCAGTGAGAATATCTGTCTGATCGTCAAAGCAGGTCACGATGCCCTTAGATCCGTGGCGAGATGACAGCTTGTCACCGACCTGCATCTGCTCTTTGGTGTGGATGTAGACCTTGACAAATCCACGTGACTCCACAACGTCAACAACAGTGCCCTCATATGCACTGTCCCAGACTTCTGAGATGTCTACGAACTTCAAGCCCGCACTGCGGTGCAGCTTGCTGTAGTCGTACTCCGGGTGGTACTCCGCTTCCTGGATAGCGGGGATCAGCACAGTACCCGGAGGCACTGTTGCACCCTTTTTGACTATGCCGGACTCGGTGTAGAGGTCAGCAGGACAGTTGGCGACTTCAGTAGGGAAGGCAGCCAGGTATTTCTTACGCCCGACATGTACCTTCTTCTTGATCTGTACGCGGAACTCATACTTGTGCGTAGAGGTCAGCTTCTTGGCGCACGACTCAGAAATGACGATACCGTCCTCGAAGTTGTACCCCTTCCAGGCGGTGTACGCGACTTTGAGGTTCTTCCCCATAGCCAGCGAACCGTCTTTGGTGAAGTTGTTTCGCGCTACGTCCTGGCCAGCTTTGACACGGTCTCCTACTTTGACGATCGGCTCGTCGTGCAAGTAGGTGTTTGAGTTCAGCGGATAGTTATGCCTAAGCGGCACTTTGTAGACGCGACCACGACTAGGTCGGATCTTGATGTAGTCGTCAGTGACCTCAGTCACCACACCGCCACGAGCCTCGCCAGTGCGGATGTCGACAGCCTTAGGCGTTAGCGCTGACCCAAACAGCTCCTCGTAGCCACCTCCTGCAAGCCGGTGCTGCACTAGAGGCTTGTCGGGGTCTACAAGCCCTACCGACTGTTCAACGTGCTTGTCCCCCATCAACACACGGTTCGCGTGGTTGTTGTTGAGGAATGGCACCATTGCCGTGGTGCTCGAGAAGAACGCGTCAGGCGACACGAAGATGTAGTCAACCTCGCTAGCCTTAACGTCAGCGATCTGGTTGCGCCGACGTGCGCGGACCGACTCGGGGTCTTTCGGCTTAGGTTTGCCATCAAAGCCCTTCTTGGGGTCCTCCGGCATGTTGCTGTACTGGTCAGGGAACGCAACGGTCGTACCGTCGAGGTCCTGAACAGACACCTCGGTGCGCTTACCTGTCGCTGCAACGTAGACAGGCACAAAGAGCGTCTGCCCTTTCTTGATAGCACCAAGCGAGAGGTGGTTGGTCACACCGACCTTATCGCCCTCAGGTGTATGCAGCGGGTCGAGCAGGCTGAAGTGCGACGGGTGTACGGTGCGCACGTCGTCAGTAATGGCGTGCGAGCTCGAGATGCCGCCGTCTCCGATGGTTGTGACCAAGGCATTGACCGAGGCCATGTCCAGCGGGTTGTTCTGGTCGCTGTAGCGCGTGAACTCCGACGTGGTGAAGAACTGGGTGACCGGCTCAGAGAACGTCATCGGCGGGATGACAGAGTCGATCGTCGGGTTCCGCATCAGCTCGAACTTGAGCTTGCGCTGAATGGCAGGAGCAGCGTTCTGGATCTTCTCAGGTACGAAGTCCTCGACTGAGTGGATCGATTTGAACGCCAGAGACTCTTTGTCGTCTGCCTGCGCTTCCTTGCGCGAAACAGCCAGCGCTTTCTTGACGCCTTCGTAGAACGCCGAGCGATCAATCTTGCTGACCGGCCGGCCTACCGTCAGCTTGTTGACAGCAGGGTCCAGCGGCTTTGATTCCATGAACTCCCTGACGAGCCTCATCTGCTCGTCGAGTTCGTTGCTCTGCGCGTAGGGCCGCAGCTTCGACAACATACGCTCTACGTCTCTGCGCAGATCCGCAGCCTCGAAGTTAGTCGGGTAGAGCTCGTTCGTCAGCAACTGCCGGATCTCAGCATCGCGCATCCCCATGCAGCGCAGCACAGAGTAGATCGGCACATGGAAGCCGGAGCCGATACGCAGCCGGATTAGACCCGTATCCCGGTTAAGCAGGATTTTGAGCGTTCTCGACGCTGTGGTGTTGAGGAACACCTCAACCTGGTTGTCGTTAGCATCTGACGTGTAGATACCAGGACGCAGACGAAACTGGCTGACGACTTGGACTTCCTTGCCCTTTACCAGGTAGCTGCCGTTGGCCGTAAGGTGCGGTATTAGCAAGATCGGATGCCGGTTTTTCTCGTCCAGCACCTTGCCACTCTCGTTCTTGATCTTGACGTCAGCTACCAGGACAGCATTGAGCGTGCCCTCTTTGAGCTTCACGTCTCGCTGTCGCTTGACGTCTAGCAGTACGTCAGCACCCACTTTGCGCCAACGGAAGTTGGACGCAGTAAGCGTGCTCTTGTCCCCGATCACCGGGAACTGAGCTTTGACGATGTCCTCGCTTTTAGCCAGGAGCTCCGTGAAGCGCTCTAAGTGCGCGGACTCAATCATCAGCGTCGTCCGACAACCCAGCGAAAAGCTCGTTCAGCTCTTCGTCATCTTCGCTGTTCAGGACGCGCCGTGCTTCTGCCTGGTCATCTCCTTCGCGCAGCTCTTGCTGGGACTTGTAGAGCGGAAGGTTATCGCCCTTCTCGAAGTAGATGACGCGGATGAAGTAGTCACCGGCAGCTGAGGTCTTCTCAGTAGCGCTGATGACTTCGTAGCGCGCCGTATCGTTGTACAGCACCTGCCATCGACGGCAGTCAATGTCCTTGTTCATGTCGAGCAGCTCGATACGTCGAGCACGCGACACGTCCATCTCCTCAGAGTCAATACGCAGGAGCGCAGCAGTGAGCTTGGGCATAGCTCCTTGCTGCTTCAGTCGTTGTGCAACGCCTTGCTGCACTCGGTCTGTGAGGGTCCTGCGTCGGGTCATACCGGACTGTTCTCTCTGCGCGGCGGCTTCTGCTCAGGCAGCGGCTTGATGTCGTTCACCTGATCTTGGATCAGCCTCTGACGCCGCCTGATGGCAGCAGCTAGCGCCGGGTTGGTCTGCTGTAGGACGGCAATCTCATGCTCGATCATGTTCGGCGGGATCGTTTTGAGCATGTTGTCCGACATAGTGTCGAGCATCTGAGGATCAGCCTGCCAAGACGTGTCCCCAGGCTGCTGACCTTGTTGCGGAGCGCCAGCCGCAGCGGACTGATCAGGAGCACCACTAGGTGCTCCATTAGGCGTCCCGCCTTGGTAGGGGTCTCCACCTCCAGTTTGGGCGTTCGGATCCCCTTTTGGTGCGTACTCAGCGATGTAGCCTTGCTCCCGAGCTTCGCGGATATCCGCCTCGAGTGCCTTCTGTTGGGCCACTTGAGCCTTTGCAGCGTACTCAGCCTGGATCACGCTGGCCTGTCCTTGGACCTTGGCAGCCTGCAGCTGCTGACGCTCCATGACTGCCAAGCGCTCGATCTCTTCCTTCTGCTTGCGCGTGTTCTCGCGCTCGAAGTCGAAGCCGAGCTCTTCGATCGTGGTCTGATCGGACAGCGTGTTCGTTTGCCGCAGCGACAGCGCGATCTGCTTCTGCTGCGCGTCGTCCGCCATCTTGAAGTCACGGTGACGCAGGTGAATCGGCGGCATGCCGCACCAGCGCGTCAAGCGCGGGATGACGAAGTCCTTGAGGAAGTTATCGAGCTGCTCAATCTTGTTCAGGAAGATGTTCTCCAGAACACGCAGCGAGATTGACGAGCCAGTCCAATTGAGTCCGCCGTACACAAACTCCTGGGGCGTGTCCAGACCACCAGTGATCTGCTCCCGCACCATCGTCATGTCGTTGTGGACATTGAGCGCCTGCGCGTCACCACGGATGTTCAGCATCTGCGCAGGGAACGGCATGGTGTAGATACCGTTCTGATCACGACGCCACTTCTGGATGATGTTCATCATCTTGTCTGACCAGTCCCCGAGGTCCGCAGCCATGTGCGGGCTGGGGCCGCCAGCGGGTGCTGAGGGCGTGAGGACAGTCAGCGGCAAAACGTGATCAAGCGCAATCGCTTCTTGTGCCCGGCGGTACGTCTGGAAGAGCCAAGCGTCTTTGAAGACCGGGAGAAGCGGCGGGAGCCCGAAAGCGTCGTCCTCCATAGAGACGCTCGGGTTCTTGAAGTGGTAGATGTTGTCGGGATCTAGCTTGACGTTCTTCTTCTCCTTCGTCGCCTTGAGGATCGACATCGGAGTTTCAAGGATTAGATCGCGGTTGGAGTTGGCGTCCTGAACACGCTTACGCAGCCACTGAGGGATGCGGTAGATGTACGTCGAGCTGTCGCTGAACGGGTTGTACCGGACGTCGATGTACTTCGGGTTCCAGCGAATGATCTTGGTTCGCTTCCGGTTCTTGACCGGCCGATCGTAGACCTCGAAGTCTTTGTTCTGCGTCTTGCACTCAGGGCAGTGACCCTCGAATCGGTTGTCGCGGTACTTCCAGTCCTTGTGCGTCCGCGCCATGAACTTGTGCCCGCAGTGCTTACAAATCAGGTGCCGGTCGAACGGTCGGTAGATGGACGCAAAGGCGTTGCCGTAAACCTCGTTGTCCAGCAGCAGCTTGTACTCCGCCTCGCGCAGCTTGATGTTGCGCTCGAGCAGCTCACGCCACGCTCTAGTTGAGTACGAGCTCTCAGACTCGTAGATCAGCGGTGTGATGACATACGAGCACTTCTTGTTGATCGTCGGAGCGATCTCGGAGTGCGTCGTGTAGAGGTACAAGCACCACCGAAACATCTCCTTGACGGAGTTCGGGATGTAGCTGGTGCTCGGGTCGAAGAACGGGTGAGCGTAGTTGCCTAGCCCGCGTCCTCTGCTGCCAGAGCCTGACCGGTTGCCAAGTGAGTTACTGGATTCGAGGCTCATAGATCACTTAGGCACGGCCATTTGGCCAATCTTGTTGGCTACGTACAGATCGATGTTGTAGAGGCGATTCGACTGTACCTGAACGACATCCTCTAGATCAGGGTTGTCATTCCGCTTGGGCTGAATCGCGCGAATAAGGTCTTTGTACTCAGCGTCTGGTTCAGGCTGAGCAAAGGCAAGCATAGCTGGGTACTTGATCAGCCCGTCGCGTCGGCAGCACGCCTGCACGTACCCCTGCACTTCACGGCTGAACGTGCGCTTCTTGAGCGGCAGCAAAGCTCGAAGAGCATACTCAAGCTCCTCGACCGCGACCGGCTCGAACAAGTCAATGTCGTAAGGCAGATCGTTCATCGCCAGGCACGTGTTCTCGAACACGTGGGCATCCGTGAAGAATCGATCTGTGAGCTTGAATGCCCGAAGAGCCATGATCTTGCTCTTCACAATGTCCGAGCACTGAGCGTGGAACTCGCGCTCAATCTCGGACCACAGCGTCTCCGGCTCCCATTCCAACCAGGCGCCACCAAACTGCTTACTCAGCAGCTCTTGGTAGACGCCTGGAAGTATGTGGTGGGCGCGAAATACGCCCGCAAGCTCTTTCATCAGCCAAAGTACTCGTCGAGGGCTTCGCGGTACGGCCCATCGAACTCAGACTTCAGATCTCGAGCAACGCTGGCCGTCTTGACGTACGAAGTATCCCATCGCGGGAACCTGTTCTCAAGATCAACCAGGAACTGATCCTTGGTTGTCAGACCCTCCGCAGGAGCCAGCTTGTGCTGTGCCTCCATGCGCCGAAGCTCGTTGGCTGTCTTGCGCAGGTCCATACCACCGAAGCAGGCAAGGTACGGGTCGCGCATCTCCGGGCCGTATTTGGGACGAAGGCCAGCTGCACGATCGAGCGTTTCGATCTCTTGGGCGAGCTTGATGCCGTCCTGTGGGTCGTCTAGCACCGGCTGGTGGTTAGCCAGCTTGGTGTAGATGTCCGAGAACTCAGTGCCCTCTGTCAGGGTGCTTCGGTCTCTGAGCTCGCCCTCGAACCACGGGCCCAGAATCGGCTTCGGCACGTAGTCCCAGACTCGATCGTCAGTGATGGCAGCAGTTCCAGCCTGCTTGAGCAGGCCGTCCGCAAACTCACAACGATCACGCGGAGTCATCTTGGAGTAGTTGCGAACGAACTGATCCTGCAGCACTTCGGCGACCTTCTCGAGGCTGCCAACGCACTGCTGCTCCGGGGCCTGCTCTACCACCACTTGAATGACGGTCGGGTCCGCATCGCTCGCTGCTTCTGCCAGCTTCTGCAGTCCAGAGCTGGGCCGGAGGCCGTAGTGCTCGAACGCTGCATTGATCCGCGAAGCAGCCGTCTTCACCACATCCTCGGGCAGCGACTCAGCGTTGCTCTCGAGATACGCTGCTGAGAAGAACGCAGCTGCGCGGGTGTGGATCGGGTATCGGCGTTGATTGACACTACCGTCAGCGATCTTCACGGCGAAGGCGCGGTCGGGAAGCGAGTCAATCTCGTGAGGGTGGGGGAGCTCCTTACCGAAGAGCTGTTGGGCGTCGATGCTGTTGACGAACGAAGGATCGTCATACGCATCGATCACCATCCCGGCGAGTTTGAACATCAGTTCTTGGCCTCCTGGCCGTCCTTGGTCTTGGCAGCAGGCTTTTTGTCCTGCTTAGCGTCCTTGTCGTCCGCTTTGCCCTTACTCGGCTTAACCGTGGCCTTGGCCGCCGCACCAGCCACATCAGGCTTCTTACCTGACGCCTTCGGCTCAGCCTTTTCGGACTTTGCCTTATCTGCTGCTTTGGCCTCAGCCTTCGGTTCGGCCGAACCCTTAGACCCAGATGCCCGGGTCTTAACAGCCGCAGCTGCACCGGCTGTAGCCGGATTCTTAGCTTCTGCGATCTGCTGTTCGAGTTGCGTGTATTGGAGTCTGAGTTTTGCGTTCTCTACCAGCGTCTGGAGTCGCTGGTTCTCTGCCTGCACGGGATCGATCATCATCCCGGGCGGAGGCGCTGCACCGACAGCGGCGTCTGCAGGCTGCTCGGGAGCGGCAGGACCGGTTTGCGTAACCTCGTCCGGCACTGCAGGGGCCTGCTGAGCGGCAGGATCACCCTGCGGCTTGGGGGCTTTGGCTGACGGCATCTGCTGCCCAGGAAGGCTGCGCTGCTGTGTAGCGTCCCACTTGAGCTCGATGTTGGCGAGCTTAGCCAGGCCGTCTACGTAGCCGCGGTAGAGGGTTCGGACGTTCATTTCGTTAGTCCTTGGACTACTTCAGCTTAGGAGTATGCGATGAACGAACCGGTGTCGCCCCAATCGTTCGCGCCCAGCGTAGCACCTGCGATGATGCTGCCGTTTGCGAACTGAAGTGCGCAAACAACTGGTGTCGCTGTGGTGAACGAAGCATCGGGGTACGTGTTGTTCACGCCCGGCTCGGGAACATTCATCGTGATCTGGATCTCGAACGGAGACACCAGCTTAGTTACTGCAATGTTCTCGAACTTGACCCCGTAGAGGTCAGAGGCCACCGCAGTCACGGCAGGGGCCTCAGTGGTGGCAACTGCTTCGCGCAACCGCACGGTCAGCGTCACGAAACCACCTTCAGTGCCCGGGCCCACTTGCGACTGCAGCGAGCGCGCTACATCGAGCTGTGTGGCGCCTTGGGTCGGATCGACATTCACCTTAGGACCACGAGCGTGTTGCCCGTAGCGAACAGTGGTGCCGATAGAGGTCAGTCCTCGCGCATTCCCCGCACCAGTTGCGTCCACAGCAGCCAAGTCCCACTCGCCAGCACCGTCAGGGTGCGTAGCAGGCCGGTTGAGCCATACCCGCGCTCGGAGGTTGCTGTAGGGGATTGATGCCGGAACACGCGCGATGATCTCGTCTGTGCTCTGCGTGACAATTTCTACCACCTCAATCCGATCCTCGGACAGTGCGGCGCTCAAACCAGGACCAGGCGGCGTCTCTTTGATGTCAGAGCTGACCGAGTCATCCTCTTCACCGACGATCTCTAAGTACACACCAGGGTCGCTAGCCGGATCGCCCAGACCGCCAGGATCGACGTTGGCGCTACCCAGGTTGGTGCCCTGTATGCGTAGCAGTGCTGTCTTGTCCGTGTTCGGAACCGGCGCAACAACCGTAGCTGCGTCAGGATCAGCGAACTCGTTATACAGCGTCAAGCCTGTGATCGTCGGATCGCCAGCCGGCTGCGAAAGGATGAACCCAAGGTTTCCTGCACGCAGCGTGTTGCCGCCAAGGTAGTTGATCGCAACACCGAAGCTGCGGCCCGCTGTAGAGGCTGCGATGTCTACCGAGTACACCAGCTGCGTGCTGCTTGACGAGGTCAAGGTAGCACTCGAGAACGCCGTGTCGTCGCCGCTATCAAACAGCGAGTACGAGTAGTTCAGCGCACTGGCTCCTGACGGTACTGAGCCGGGAACAAGCCCGGTTCCGTAGATAGTCAGCGTTGCGCCAGTTGTGCCTTCGTACGCAGGTGTCAGCACAGCGCTGCGAACACGCGGAGCAGCGGGCTGGACGATGCGGGCTGACGTACCAGCCGTCACAGTCTGCGACAGCGTCGAGTCTGTGATCTTGGTGGTCACCAGCTTGCCTGCTTTGTTATCTGCCCAACGAACAAAGCCGCTGATACTTGACGTCGTTGCCGCTGTGATCGTTGTTGACGCAGCCACGGTAGTACCAGTTGAGTCAACGAAGTCAACTGTCAAGTTACTGCCTGTGCCGTCTTCAGGTGCAAACCGACCAGCGATCGTGAACTCGCTGTACAACCCTTCAGCAGGTGCACCGCTGAAAGACGTCGGGTTAACCGAGCTGGTGAATGGGCCACCGCCAAATGTGGCGCCGAGCGTACCGGGGTTACTACCGCCGCCGCCAACACCTAAGGACTGGACAAACTCCAAAGCTGACAACGCCACAGTGGACGGGCCGGTACCTCCTGGCGCAGGCTGCTTGGTGATCACTAGGTCTGCCGTATCGCCGAGAGCGGCAGTGCCGTTAAGCTGAGCGGAGATTGTCCACACGTTGCCTACAGGGTTAGGCAGCACTACGAAGGAACTGAAGTACCCGCCGCTTGTGGTGATCGTCGGAGGGCCGCCATCAAAGTTACTAGCGGCACCAATCAGGTCGATCTCAATATTGAACACCGCTCCTGGGGCAGCAGCATTCGACAGATCTAGCTCACCAGGTAAGTGGTCAGCAGCAGGCAGCACTTGAATGCTGTTGAACGTCGGATCCTGATCGAACGTGATCTGACCGGCAGACGACACGTTAGAGTACTGGCCATCCGGGTTCCGAATGACGATGTCGAACGCACCTGTAGGAGTTACCGTTGCGAGCGTATCATCGGGGTCGATCACATTGAGCGGAATGACCCAATCCCCTGCGCCGCCTGCGGGGATAGCCGGCGTAGCCCCGGCCACGCTGATGTACGTCGGATCCAGTCGTGTTGTTGCAGTAGTGATCGCACCTGACGTCACCACCAAGCCCGGAGCGTAGAACTCAACCGAAGCTCCGTCGACGATAGCTTCGACATTCAGCGTGATCTGGTTGTCCGCTGAGCTATCGTTCTCGATCACACCAGCTGACGCTGTGTTGATGATCGCAGGCTCTGCAGGCGTAGTGCCCGCAGCTACTTGACCAAAGTTGATTGTGAGCTCTTGGCCGGCTTGCCCTTGATCGAAGGCGAGTTTGTTTCGATACGTGACAACGATGTTCTCGCCTTCTGTCGCTGAAAGCTCTTGAAGCTCTAGGGCAAAGACCTTAGTAGCACCGGAACCATTAGCAGAGAAATCAGAGTCAGTGAGCGTTGTGCCGTTGTTAGCAAAGCCCGACACGAGATCAGCCTCAAACAACCCTGTCTGACCGGACTCCCAGTCGCTATGGGAAAGGCTCGCTAGGACTGTGACGATGTTGCCGGCTTGGGTGATCGGGTCGGTACCATCACTCGGATCGATCAGGATGGCTCCGTTTGAACTTAGGGGCCGTGCGCTGATCTCGCTGACTAGAGCAATATCGAACGCACCGAACTCAACGTTGCTGGTCTGGTCGAAGACACGAATGCGAAGGTCTGTTCCGCCAGTAAGAGCAGCGGTGAAGAAGTCATTGTTGATCTTCCACGTGCCCCAGAACCCGTTGTTCTCGAACCCGATAGAGTTGGGCCCTATAGCCGGGTTGAACTGAGTTGTGCCGATAGAGCCGTCAGGTAACGGCGCACCGCTAGGCACTGTGTTCGCCATCGCTGTATCCGGCATGTTGATTACAGCAAAGCTAGCCTGAACCTGCGCGTTAGGGTTAGCGAACACGTACGGAGCAGATACGTTAGGCGGTAGCCCGTCTGTCGGTAGAACGCTGTTTGCGTCACTGATGCTCCACACCGGTCCGTCGCCCGCTTGACTCCAGTACCCTTGGCCAACCGGCATGTCGATGCCGGAGAAACCAAACAGCACTACATCACCTTCGGTAAGACCGTTGGTGATCGGCTCCCAGCTAGGATTAGTGGCGTAGGGGTCGTACTTGAACTTGGTCAGCGTGACCGGGTAGTCAAATGGGTTACCCTGCGCGATGCGCAAAGCTCCGGGGAACTCTGCTGACCAATCTGCAGTGTTCGTATTGAACTTGGGCGTCAGCCTAATGGTGAACGTTGCGCCTTTCGGCAGCACCGACAGCGCTGTTGTAGCTGCTGCTGAGATCAACTTTCGCTGGCTACCTGTATCGTCGATAGTGATCTCTTGATCACTGAACACGATCATGCCGCTCAGGAAGCCCAGCGCTCCCGGGCCGTTGTAGGTCGGATACAGCTGTGTGCCAGCCGGAATGAGCTGCGCGTTGGCAGAGTTCTGCATCCAGCCTTGACCGCCGCTGTAGTACAGGTCTTGATCGGTGAAGATACTGACCTGCACTAGCTGCTGGGAGTCAGCTACGTTGTTGTTAGCGTCCCACTGACCTTCGGGCAAGTTACTGCCTTCAAGTATGAGCTCGCTCAGTGCCGCAGCGCCTGCACCGATAACAGTGGCAGTTGGTACGTAAGGGATGCCTGACTGAGATGCAGCAGGCGCCGGCGGCTCGCAGAACACCGTGAATGATCGCGGCTCTGCTACGTTGGTCTCCACCACCAGGAAGCCAACATCGTTGCCGTTCTGCGCAATAACCTCAGAGTCAATGACCCACGTAGTGCCGAAGATGTTGGGGCCGTCGTAGTCAAAAGGATCGCCGACATCGAGGATGCCACCGTTGACGAACGGATCGCCTACGTCGACGCCACCACCTGTGGTGCCAGGCGGGCAGCACGGCTCCCCACCACCTCCGGGATCAATGTCGGTCGTCGGTAGCTCGCCGGGGGTAGGCAAGAAGATGTCATCTTGCGAGGTGACCGTGACGCACCGCACGCGCATCTGGAGCGCGCTGCCTGTCCGGACGTCGTAGCCAACACCAAACCCGATGCGACCAAATTCCGGCTCAACCGGGTTGGACGTAGCGAACACCTGGTTGATGAGCTCGTCGACCTTCGAGTAGAAGCTCCGCTGCTGCGCCGTGGCGGTGCTGGCGGGGCTGCAGGTGAAGGTCGCGGCCAGTCGGTAGTTGTAGTAGTAGTGGAACGTGATCGCCGGAGTGTCGTTGTCGAGTTCCGACTCTACCTTGGCTCGTGACACCGAGAACTCGTGACAGCCCTCGAGGAACTCTTGCGTCAAGTCACCTGAGTAGCCTGTGACCGGCGTGAACAGCGTGTCGATCGCCGTAGTCAAGTCAACAGTGACTTGGGGCGACGGACCTGTGCTCGTGTCAACGCTGAGCTGGTAAGTTAACAGGTTGGAACCTGCGGCCTTGCTAATCAGCAGCGAAACGCCTCTTAGGGTAGGCCGGTTAACACCTCCCACCTGCGGAGTGCTCAGCAGGTCCAGGCTCAGCGTGACCGCATCACCTGTGGCCACCAGGTCCGTTGCGCCGTCACTGACGTCGTCGACTACGACAGTGACGCGCTGAACCAGGCCGTGAGGTACGTGACAATCAGCAAGCGATGTGACGGCGCCAGTAGTCGCCTCAGGCACAATCAGCTCAGCTCGAGTGCCTGCGCCGGACCCTGCGTTGTTTCGCACAGCAAACGACGGCCCGTCTGTCGTGACGTCAGTGGCCCAGCACTGGTCGCCAAGCAGCGTGCCTACGGGCCAGTTGAAGTTGTCGGTCCAAGCAACTGCCGCAGACGTGGTGGAGTTATTGAGCAGCTCCTCAGCCGCTGTTTGCGCCTGGGCGGTGACCAAGACCACGCCGCTGGACAGCTCCTGAATAGAGGTGTTCGCGAACTGGATCTCAGTGACGTTAGTGAACTCGTCACTGTTGTCGGCATTGGTGACCTTGCCCAGGGTCTCGTCGGTGAACGGACCGTGGATCGACGCATCCGCAATATGCGTATCGATCTCCGCGTGGGTGTTGGTCCCCGCGTCATTCAGATTGGCGTGGTCAATCTTCGGGCCCTGGCCGTTCACACCAGAGTGGCTGTGCCCGACCTCCCCTGCGCCAGAGAACTGATCATCAAGAATCTGGAAGTTCTCATTTACCGGGACATCCCACTCGTTTTTGTTCGAGCCTTTGTCCGGCAGGTTGAGGTTCAGGTTGTTCGACTTGGGATCAGCCATTATTCAGCCCGGCGCATGTTCTGCTGGGTTCCAGAGATACTCGAGATGTCCGCGTGCGCTGCGTCGGGCACGACGAACTTCAACGCGTAGCCAGCGGCGGCGATCTCCAGTGTGACCAACGCACCACGGACAAGAGGAGCCGCAAAGACCCCATTCTCGTCTACCGTGGTGACGAAGGCGCGATGTTCCTTGAACAAGGATTGCCGTACCAACAGCGGAGTGTCCTTGTCGTGCACGTAAAAAAGAGGCCGTGCGATTCCATCAGACTGGCCGGTGACATCGACCAGCCGGCCGCTCACAACGCAGATAGGCTCCTCAGTGCGGTAGGCCGCGACTGTGCTGGTGAGCACCTGCGTGTCGAACTCCGCTGAGCTCGGGCTAGACAGGTCTTGCTCCAGCCGCGAGATCCGGTACTCCACGTTTTGAGCCGCGCCAGCAGTGCCGTAGTCCGTGACGTCTACGAAGACCGGCCAAACAGAGAAGCCGATGATCGTGTAGTCGGTGACCCCAGGGGCTCTGGATTCGATCTGGTAACCCGTGATGGGCACGGTGGCTGGCTCCCAGGTCACCACCGTCGATGTGGCCGGGCGTGCCTGGAGCGGGTAGAACGAGTAGGCGTTCCAGCTCGAGCCATCGGCTAAGGTCGCGTCCTGCCACGTCCAGCGAATGCTGAGCAGCGCGCCAGGGAACAGATCAGAGTCGGAGAGCTCGAGCCCTGTGACCTCGTAATACGTCCCCTCAGCGTCTGAGAGCTCCGATATCGAGGGATACGGGCTCGTGGGGCTCGAGGGAATAGGCGAGAGACCGGGCGAGTACGTACCGAACGTAGGGGCGTACACCAGCTCGCTGAGCTGGTTGTAAACCTCTGCTTCTAAGCCATCTACGGCCTGTCCGACGCCTGCGTCGTCACGGATGCGGAGCGTAAAGCTCGGCGTAAAATCAACCACTTGGTACCTCGGCGGGACTACACCTGAGTCTCCTCAAGTGTAGACCCGCCAAATGGCTGGCTGTCAATTACCGCCTAGTGGCCCCCGCACAGGAGGCATCACCAGTGCGAGCTTGACCGGCACGAACTCGATCAACGCGTGCTCGTCTTGGTAGTCGAGAGCCTCCTCTAAAGAGGCAAAGATCAGCGGTGCTGATGAACCTTCAGTGGTCACGCATTTCTCCGCGCCACGCCAGGAGATGTCTGGATAAGGCGAATGCAGTACCCAGCATTCGTAGTCAATCGTGAGCTTCTTCGTGGCGAACTTCATGCACTGTGAGTCCTGCTTGGAGTGCCTGCTTGACGCAGTTCTTGGTACCGGACCCGCCAGGGAACGCCACGATTGTGCGCGCGATCCCTAGATCGATCATCTCCTTGTTGCGAATCGGTCCAGCCGCTCGGCCGTGCTTGTCCCAGTCCGCCGGAACGGTGAGGCAGCGCACAGCGCGATCAGCTGCCCAGACACGGGCAAGATGGTCTGCGCCTTCTGCTCCACCCTGGATAACCATGGTCGGTTTGAGGCGGTCTAGCACTTCGTAGACGCGGGTGGTGTCGCTGTAGGTGCTACCGCCAGTGACGATGACTGCGTTGTTTCCAGGGTCTTCCATTTCAAGCCGGAACAAGGGACTGCTGCACGGTTTGGGGAGCGTCGAGAACAACTTCGTAGCGTTTGTTTTCGACAGTGGCGGATGAGGGTCCTACCCAGGTGTGCGCTACGAACACCTGGCGAGGCGTGCCGTCGTGGTTGCGACGATAGCGCTCATGACGAAGAGTCTTCCAGTGCGCTCTGCGCGCATGACCGTGAGTGAGCTGACGGCCAGCCTCACTCGACGCATCGATCTTGAATGTCTCTCGGATCTGCTTTCTAGTCAAGAGGGTGTAGTTGGGGCGTTGCCACCCACGGCGGATAGCACCCTTCTTCGGCTTAGAGCCGGTAGTTGCTTGTGATTTCACCAACCACCGGTCGCCGCTGTTGAGCAGGCAAAGCTCTTCGACTGCTGTGGTAGGGTGGGTGATGAAGTCCTGCCGCGTAGGTGCCCACCTATCGTTGTCGTCCATCATCTGCTCTTCAGTCAGCGGACGATCAACAATCACGAGGTCCTTTGCGTACATCTGCATACCGAACGGGACGACGCCGACTTTGTAGTCCGGCCCGGGGCCATCACCGTCACCTTCCGCCATGCGAAACACGCCGCTAAGGATGTAAGTAGCGCAGCCCCGCAAGTCCCTCCTGTCTGTGGTGACGCCGTACATGCGCCGAAAGTCTGCCAGGATGTCGGCATCGGCGTCTTTGTCCATGAACCCGTCACCTGTCACGGCCGGCATGAACACTGCGAAGCCGCGCACGCTGTCCGTGCCGAAGTCGCGCTTCTCTCCTTTCGCAGGAAGCATGTCACTGAGCTTGATACTGCCAGGATCCATCCCCTGACTTCGCGTAGAGATGTCAAACAGCACCACACACGATCGCCGATCCTCCACCGCTGTCACCGGAAACGGCAACGCGAACATGCTGAAGTCCTGACTGGCGAGCTCTGCCTTGTGCTTGCGCATCTCCTCGTTGGGGTCGAACTCGAAGTGAAACAGTGATGCTTTGCGCAGCAGCTGCCCGTACTGCTCATCGAGCCGAGAGTGCCATTCGCAAAGCCGACACGCCTGGTCAAAGATCGGTGTATTACTCATCGAGTGCCGCGCAGTCATCAAGTACTTCGGCGAACGCTAGAGCATCTGCGTACGATCCATGTAGATTCTTTCCTTTCTGGAGCTTGGCCCAGAACTCTTGTAGTGAGTGCCGCTCGCTTTCTGTTTCGGCACAGAGGTGCAGCACCTCTTCTTCTTGCTGCTTTTGTGTGCGGATCAGCTTCACGCTAGGTCCTCTCCTCTCTCGATCTTGGTAGCGCAGCTATCGCAGTAGGCGTATTGCGGCAGCAGCTTGACTTTGCGCTGGCAGCCTTCGCAAGTCTTCTCGACTGACTCCTGAGCGACGCGGTCGTAGAACTCCTGCATGTCAGGATCGTCCATGTCAGCCCAGTGGCCGAAGTTGTCGTCGTAGTAAACGCCAGACATGTTGCTCCTTGGTTTGTAACGAACGCGGACAAACTACTCATGACACAAAAGAAGCCCGCACTACCGAAGCAGTACGGGCTCTTATCACAGCGTGGAAGTTACTCAGTGGGCGGCCAGGCGTCCGGGATCTCTACCGACTTCTGCTGCGCTTGCATCGCAGCCTGACAGTAGAGGCCGAGCGCGCGCATGATCGCAGCGCTGGTGCGCGCGTCCATCGAGATGTGAGAGCGTGTGCCTTCCGCGCTCTCGTAGACCAAGCAGATCTGCATCTCACCTTGGTCTCGATCCATGCCAACAAGCGTGTAGGCGAGATCCTCGCTCGTGATGGAATCCATGCAGAAGCCGGTGTCGATGTCGGCCTCGTCTTCAAAAGGGTATTGCATTGTCACTCCGTGGTAGACCCCTGACGGTGAGACTATGTTAGCGCTCGCGTTGCGCTACCGAGCCCTTCTCCTTGATAGGTTCTTCTACTCGCACGTAAGTGTCGAGCGTCTCTCGTATTGCGCGAACAGCGCAGTCTCTGGATGACGAGAGCCGGAACGCTGTGGTCTGTAGGAAGTCCTTGGGCCGACGGATGCGGAACGTGACGGTGTAGTCCACCTCTGCCTCATCCTCGAGCGCATCGATGCCGTTGTGCTTGATGTCCAGCACTTCACCGGAGATGATCGTCACTTGATGCGGCCGGCTAGGAGTCTCTTCAGTCATCAGTTCGTCGGGTAGAGAAGCTGGATCTCGTCACCAGCCTCGAGAAGACGCCGGTCTTGCGTGAACGTGATAGACAACCCATCACCGGCGATCGTGTAGTCAATCCCACTGACCAGGGCCGCACCGTTCTGGAAGACCAGCATGGTGGCAGCCACCGTCACAGCGGGGTTGATGTCTATGGCTACATCCTGCCCTGAGCTCCCCAGGCCAAGCAAGCTCCCAGGCACACATCCTTCGATCTTGTTCCAAACCTGCCCGCTGACTGAAGATGCGTCCAGCCGCTGGCCCAGGCTCTGCCCGATGTAGAGGAAGCCGGTGAACCAGAAGTCAGAGCCCTCCGGCACACCTACCTCGTACGGGTCGTCCTTGGTGAACACCAGGATGCCGGTGCTCGGATCCCACAGCGGACCAGCCGGGTGGTCAGGTAGCAGCTCACCACCGAAGCGAGGCGACGGTGTGCCGTACCACAGCTGCGCAGCGTATGTCTGACCTTGGCTGTTCTCTTGTGGGTTATCACCGTCCACCCACGAGTCCAAGAAGCCTACGCCTGGATCTTGTGTAGCAAGAGGCGGAGTAAGGACAGACGCGCCTGTGACAGCGATCCAGCCCCGGTTGTCGGGGACACTAGGGATCTGTACGAGCTTGAGCCCGCTGTTCGGCGGATCTGAAGTGTCGCCATAGCGCCGTACAAGCGAAGTCGTTCCTCCATTGATCAAAGCTGGCGCAGGGATCTCCAACTCCTCACCAACAGTTTGATACGCACTGACAGTTACGTGGCTAGGTAACGACGTGGTGCCACCAGCCGGCGCAGGATCCTCACCAGGGAAGAAAACCTCAGAGAGGTGCGCCTTGTTTAGCAGTCGTTTAACTGCCCATGACAGCCACGCCTCTTGCTGATTAGTAAACGTCGCCATCACAAGCAATCAAATAGAGATAGCTCAGCAGTTCCACTTGTCGAGCGCAAGCTTCTTCCGCGTCGGTTTGCCGCTCTTGTCGTGCATCGGCCCCGGCATCCCGCCCATCCGTGCACAGAAGCTCTTGCGCCTCTTGTCCTCGCTTGAGCCCGGCTTGATCTTGCTCGGGTCCTTGGTAACCGCCATCTTAAGCTTGCTGCCTGGATTAGCTTCTCGATACGACTGAACACCTTTGCGGTTCAGCCCGCCCGTCTTGCTCTTGCCTTCGCTGCGAGTCCATGCAGGTGTCTCCGACGCTTGTTTCTTGAGCTTGCGCTTACGCTCTTTCGCCTCTTCGCCGCCTGCGTGGCCGTCTATGAGCGACTTGGAGGCGTAGATGTCGGTGCGGCGTGCGGCGATCTTCTGCAGCTCGTCCTCGAAGCCACGAAGCATCGCTGTCTTGGCCACGTGCGCGTTGTCGATCCAGTTGGGGTAGGGCCGACCGTTAGCTGCAGCGCGTGCTTTTGCTCGAGACTTCTGCTCGGGCGTCAGCGTCTTGCTCTTACCTTTGGCTTCCTTCGGGTTCTTCTTGTCCCAGGGAGCCTCCTCAGCCGCTTTGAGCATCCCGCCGCCAGTGAGAGAGCCGGCAGCTCGGCTGGTGATGTTGTTGCTGCTCAACGTGTTACGTAGGTGGTTCGGGGCACTGACTTGACCCATCATCGGCTTCGGCGGCTTGTTCATCTGCATCGACCTTATCGGCTTGAGCGAAGGCGGCTTCGGCAGCGCCTTGAGCATACTGAGAACTGCAGCTGCTTTCACCAGCCGACCGTCAGCTGCGACGCCCGGGGGTCGGGCAGTAGTGTCTTTCTTCACGCGACTTGCGTACCTGCCTGCGGCGTAGATCAGCCCGGCAACAGCAGCACCTTTGATGGCGTTGTTGCGAGCGCTGTTGCGAATAATTTTGAGCCCAGCTTTCCCCAAGTCTTGTGCACCTTGGTTGTAGCTAGATGAGATTCGGGCGCGAGTACTAGGGGAACCGGCTAAGTACTGCGAGCGCATTGCGGGGTCAGTCTTGATTGCCTTAGCAACAGCCCGTGACGCTCCCGACCAGCGAGCTGATTGGCCCGCTTGACGCGCCACCTTGCTGTCAAGACCTTGCAGGCCCTTGGTGATGTTGTCGGCCGCACGACGGAGACCCTTGTAGTAGCCTCTTACTGCGCCGAGGGCCGCACCGGTGATTACGACCTCGCCATATCGCTTAGCTCGATCACTCACGCGCCGCTACTCCAGGGGGTGTCAGTGGATTGGTTGAGCATCTGCAGTTGGGTGATAACAGTGCGCAGGCCGATGCTGCCGTGAAGTGCGATGCGGACTACTGCCTGGTTGCTGGTGTTGCCGGTAGTGAAGGCACCGGCCCGCCAGTAGATGTCAACGTAACCAGCGCCAATCGTGATGCCTCCTGTGTCTGCCGCACCGTAGCCGTCCTCTCCAGACTCGTACAGGCTGGAAGCACCTGTTGTGAGCATGTCGAGCCAGCCGGTCTTGCCGGGGTTACCCAGCGGCGTATCAGCGTGCACCGAGCTCTGGTCGCCAACGAACTTGATCTCCGCGCTGATACCACTCAGGGTCGGGACCGGAGAAGCGCTGGGGCCGACGTTGTACCAGCTGCCAACGAAGTCAGGGCTACTGAGCGGAGAGCTGTAGCTCTCGTATGAAGTTAGCGCCGGAGAGGCGGAGGCATCCCGCAAGTAGCCGTACACCCGCAGACGACCCTGGTTGGCCGCTGTGCCGCTGGTGAACAGTCGGTAGTAGACCACTGAGCTCTGAGCCGAGTAGTCGGTGTAGTAGTCGTAGGACGGGCTACCGTAGCTGCCGTAGACGTTGAACGGGCTGCTCAGCGCAGGCATCTGCGTGCGTGCATCGTACTCCGTAGCTGTGTTGTAGCCGGGGTGTACGAGGCCGAGGTCGCTGACCTGCGCCGGGCGCGACGTGCGTGTGCCCGGATTGACCGCAAACGTCTTGCCCGAGCGGGCCTCAGCTGACGGCGAGCCGTCAGTCACATTCCAGGTGCTTTCCGTGCCTAGCGCCGTGAGCTCCGCACCACTCGGCCAACCGTACGTGCCAGATTCGAGCACGTCCCCTGCCACGGGCTGGGTAGTGAACGAAGTGAAGATGGGGCTGGTAACGGGGCTAACGAGGTCGGTCCCACCCCATGTGTCGGGGTAGATTCGATACTTCTCACTGGCGAAGGTTTCGACAGTAGTCGTACCGACAGAGGCGCCGGCCCGTCCGAGGTGTAGTAATCGCCCATACGGAGAGCCATACGGGTCGGAGAAGTTCAGCACCACATCCGTGTCGCTGACGAACACATCGTTGAAGTTGATCGTCAGGTCACGGCTGGTGTAGCCGTCCGACGCCACCAGCGCGGTCATCGGCTGAACCGTGTCGTACGGATCAGTCGGTGTACCGAGCAGGAACACCGTTTCCGGGCTAGGGATCCACGTAGCGTCTTGCGGGCTGGCATACGTGGTCAGGTAGTACTGCAGGTCGAACGAGTACGTACCGTCGCTCGCATCCGCTACGGTCAGCAGGTTCTGCTGGTACGTGATGTTGTAGAGGTTGTCCGCATCGACGTAGAGGCCCCAGTTCTCCGAGGCAGTGACGTGCGGGATGCCCGACACGTAGCGGATAGCCACACCGTTGTCGATGCTCAGCTCCGCCGTGTTGATCACCGGATCGGCCGCGCCTGTGTACTGATCCTTGAAGATCTCAATGCTGTTGGTGCGGTTGACTCCCGAACCGGTGTCATGGGAGATACGTACCCGGTTGAAGCCAAGGGGCGCCGGGAAGTCCGTGAATACCGGATTACCTGAAACGCGTAGCTCGAACACAGGCGCTGATGTGTTATCCAGACCGAGATAGTCAACCGCTTGGAAAGCGATCTTGGTCGTGGGGCTGCCACCGGGCTGCACAGGGTTGCTACCCATGTGGGTCGCCACGTCGCTGTAGTTAGGAGGAGATCCTCCGATAGCTGTAAGCGCGTTGCCGTAAGTCAGCGATATGTCAAGCTGCTCCAGCACTGTCCAAGTGCTCGGTGACGGGCTAGCTGTGCCCAGCTCGAGCGAAAGCGTGCCTGCGTTGCCCGGATCGCCGAACGGAGTAGTCACAACACTGAACGTCGTGCCTGCCGTGCCGGCTACCAAGTTGGTGACCAGATCACCCGGCTTGTACCCCGGTGACGCGTAGACGATGGTCGGGCTGCTGTCAGACAGGTAGCTCTGCTGGAACGCAGGGATGTAGGTCTCGTTAAGCGTCGACAGCGCACCTGATTCGCTGGCCGTGGTGAACTGCGAGGCCAGCGCAGTGTTGATCGAAAACAGTGCATCTTCAATCGTCATGCCTGACGTCAGCGTCAAGTACCCGGAGATGTCTTGATCCAGCGTGAGGAAACGCGCTGTGTGCGAGTGACCACCTGATACTCCGCCGGTCGTACTAGTGCTGACTGCTGCAGCACCAGAGAACAGCGCGTTGATGCGCTCCTTGTCTGTAGTGCTGTGCAGTCCTGCTTGCGACGTAGTGGCATCCGGGATGTTGGTACCAACAACAACCTCATTGGTCCCGGTCGAGAAGGTGACGAAGGTCTGGCCCGCGTGAGCAGCATCTTCGCCAGCCGTCAGCTGAATGTTCTGCGAACCATCAGGTGCAACACTGTTGATGGTCGCAACGCCCGGATCAGCGTCTAGGCGAATCTGATTGGCCGTAGGCGTGACAGTCAGGTAATCACCGGCCAGCAGCGTCAATGCACCCAGCGAATCGAACTGCACTGAAGTGCTCGAGCCGCCCAGCTGCTCAGCAACAAGTGTCGCAAGGAACGACAGCTGAACAGTAGAGGAAGCTGAGAACTTGTTGATGCCCAGCGCGCCGCTAGCAACCGTCAGCCCAACGTTGCCTGCGGCATCCGGCTCGATCTGAGCCAGTGACAGCAGCGGGTTGGACGGAATGGCATCAGACAGCTGCGCTAGGATCGCAGCGTCAGTCGACCCAGTCTTGTTAGCCGTACGGATGAGGGCATCCGCATCGAGGTTCCCAAGGGTACGGCGACGACCGGCCACAACCTTGAACGGTGCCGGAGGTACAGCACCACGACTGTTGGGCGTCCACGCAACTCGGAGCGTGATGCCTCCCGTGCTGAGGAAGCCGTCCGCATCGACTTGACCACCGCCCGACGGATTGACTTCCGCTCCGCCAACGATATTGACCTGGGTGATCTGGGCCTGGTTTCCGTAGGCATCTACAACCTCATCCCAATTGGTGAGATCCTCAACAGGGCCTGCGCCGCTGCGATCGTACCCGTCGATCAGTGAGAACGCCTGCTGACGTACCTGCGCTGCTGTGGTCGTGGAACCGCCAACCCAGTACTTGTCTGCCGTGGGGCTGTTGAACGGATCAGTTGACTGGATGGTGACAACACCAACAGTCGCTGAGTTCCACAGTACGTCCAGCGCGTAAGCAACTGCCGTGACTGTCTGAGCCGGGCTCGCTGCCTCGTTCGTGGCGTACAGCGGGCTGACCAACGCGCCGCCTGTAGTGACGACCGAGGCCGTGCTACCAGGAATGACGTTGGTGACTGTGGAGTCAACCGTAGCGGCCAGTCGCAGGTAGTTCGCGGGGCTCGAGGGCGACAGGAAGTAGTCGCTCTGGAACACCAGGTAGTAGTCCGTGCTGCCGCTCAGAATGATCGGCGACGCAGCGACACCGGGGCTGGCCGGGCTGACTGCGTTAGGCACAGTCAGCGGGACGCTGATTGCGAACGTCTCGTCCCAAGCAGCTCGGCTTGCGTCAGTCTTGAACTGGCTAGGCGAGATGTAGCCGACTGCCACAACCTTAGGCGAGCTACCTAAGGGCGAGGCATAGACCCCTGTGTTGATCGCAACAGTATCAGCCGGTGAGCCTGCGATCTCAGAGATCGAGACGGTCACCCCGCCTACCTGGCCGGTAGCGGGGCGGCTGCCGTACACCGTAAGGGCGTCTACCTTGGCGTCAGCAGGCAGTGTGATAGACTGAGCTAATGCCGGATAGCCGATTGAGAAGTCCGGCGAATCGTACGCCGATCCGCTGGTGTACTCCGTCAGGACAACATCGAGGTTGTCACCGAGGTAGACGTCAGAGGCTGTGAAGCCAATTGCCTGGACCGGTGTGGTCGGTGACTCCAGCGAGTCGTAGGCCGTGACCGTGAGCACTACCGGCTCAGCTAGGACCTTGGCGTTGTCCTGCAGGTCCCTGACTACGTCGTACAGGCTGATGACCGCCGGACCGACCGACACACCTGCGCTGGGCGAGGGGCTAGCCGGGGTCGGGCTCGAGGGAGATGCGCTCGGCGACTCAGGGATGGTTGCGTCTGATGCGCCACTAGCAAAGCCGATCTGCCCTGCCCAGTGCGAGAACACGTCAGCCTCAAAGGCACCACCAGGGCCGAGGCGGACGTTTCGACGGGGTCCTTCTGCGAAGTGGCCAGTGACCTCTTCTCGAGTCACGCTGTCTGCCGGGAACCGCTCCACCTGCGCCTGCAGCGTGGGGTCCAGCATTAGCGTTGTGCGGCGCCGGTAGTTAGCCGGGCGAACAGTCAGTGAGGGCGTGAGCTGGGCGGTAGCTCCAACGGCGTCAGTGACTGTGATTGTCGGCGTGTAGACACCAACTTGGGGGGCGAGGATACCGGCAGTCGTCTCTGCGAGCGTACCGGTATCGAGGTCAATGGTCATGCCCTCAGGCAGACCAGTGGCGGTCCAGCGGTAGGGGAGGGTGCCGCGCCGCGCTTGAACCCGGACTCGGTAGCTTTCACCTACGAACGCGTTGGGGAGCGCCGTAGTGATGATTGTCAGATCAGCCATTGGTGGTGGTCGGGGTCTGGTGCAGCGATTCCAGCCATTCGGGGATCTTGCTACCGATCATGAGAACCGGCTGCTCTTGCCCCATCACCCCCTTGGGTATCAGTAGGGCAGGCACAGCCGGTAGCTGGTGTTTCTCCGCAAGGTTAGGCATGCGGGCTATGACCATCGTACGAGCTCGCTGGACCTCCTCTACAACTCGGGGCAGCACCTCCTCGCATGCGCGGCAAAACGGCGAGTAGAAGAAGGTGACGTAGGGGACGTCGTAGTAGATGGAGCTCATAGCTTGATGCAGGCGCGCACAGGGAATGACGGAGGCACTGAGGTCATCTTGGTCGTGAGCTTGTGCGTGTGGCGCGTGCCTAGCACCTCAGCCGGCTGCTCTCCTGGGAACTGAGGCAAGGTCCCGAATAGCGGGGTGCGTACAAAGGCTTGAGACCCGAATGGGATAGGAATTGGCGTCTCATGCAGAACTGACGACGCATCACCAAAAGCGTCGGGCGGCCCCTCCGGGTTGTGGTCATGCTCGTCGTTACCGACCAGCACCTGTGCCTGGCCGTCGGCATCAGGGATGGCGTGCTCACCGTTGACGCCGAGCAGCATCGCCTCTGCCCCGTTCATGGCATCCCTGAACCCCGGCGGGCACGCATCGCCCTCGAACAGGATCACCAGGCCACTAGGTACAGTGACATCGCAGATGCTGGGCACGAACGGGAGCGTGTTGCCCGTAGGTCCTAGCACCGATGTGATGCTGGAGATCGAACAACGGGAACCTACGGTACCTACGAGCTCGAGCTGGAACTTCAGTGACGCTGCTGTAGCCGGGATGTCTACCTGGCGGACGATGCGGCGGTTCTGCCCAAAGGTAGAGGACTCGTCGCGTGTGCTGAAGACCTCCTCCTCGCCATCCAGCAAGCGCATGTTGATGGTGACGTTATTCTTACCGGCAGCACCGCTGTACGCCAGCATGATCGGCTGGCCGCGCAGCTTGGCTAAGTCGCTGAAGTCTTGCTCGAAGTAGATCGAGCCAGCTGCGCTAAATGTGACACGAGCAAAGTTGCCACCATCTCGAGCGAAGACAGAGAAGCCGGTAGACGCGTCAGTGGGCGCTACCTCAACACTGCCTTTCACCCCGTAGACGTCCCACGACCCTACGCGGTTCTCGAGCCCTGCTTCCTCAGCCGGAGCGAACGAGAAGCTGGTGAACCGGTACTGCTTCTGGTCGATGAACGTGCGCTTCGGTGTTGTGGTGCCGCCGCTGAATGCTGGGTTGACGTTCTCAACTAGCGCGGTGGTGCCGGGGAACGAGTCAAACCCACCGTTATTCAGCAGGTTGTACCGCGCAAAGTCATTGGCGGTTGCCTCGTACTTGTCCGGGATGTCGGCAATGCCCATGTCAGAGCTTTTGGCAGAGGGTTACGAGTCGAGCAAGCGGCATCGGGAACCGGTAGGTGTCGAGGAACCCGTGGTCGTGCTCTGCAGCAACAGGAGTGAACGGGATGTCTTCCGTGTCAAACGCCCCACCACTGGTCGACCCCGTCTCCTTGACACGAGGCAGAGTGGGACCAGTAGGGCCGCCACTGCCGTTAAGGATCTCGTGGCTGTGGCCGCCTGACCCGTAGTTCATTTGCGTATCAGGCTCGTCGTAGCGAACGTATCCACCAGCCTCGACACGCAAGGACACCACGTCCTCAGGCAGCTCTAGCTGCCCAGCCACCGTCAGCGTAGTGGATGACTCTAGTGCTCGAGTCGACCACACCTGCCCTATGTCTGTTTGAGCGTTGGTCTGCACTACACCAGCGATGGCTACGTTGCCGTTGCCGTCAATCGTGTGTTGACCTACGCCATACAGCTTTGCTGGACGAACCGAGATGACTCCGATGTCCGAGATCTCCTCAGTGATCTCAGTGCCAAACAGCTGCTGGCCGTCGTAGCGCTTGAATATGTAGCGACGAGCTGGGTCACCGTTAGTAAGATTGAACTGGTTGATAGCTGTGCATCGGACGATAGTACCGACAGTTTTGTCGACAACCGACAACCAAAGCACATCACCTACTGACGGCTCGAAGACTGATGAACTCCCTGCGAGAGGCACCGGCGGCCCTCCCAGGAACTGGGTTTTACGCACACCGTAATAACCAACAGGCACGCCTCCTTCAAAGAGTAAGGACGTGCCGACGTTAATATCGAACGGCAGCCCGTCGCTAAACGTCTCTGTCTGCTCCTCGGCACTAGGACCTACGGGCGGAGTCGGCTGTTGACCTTGGTTCTGACTGACGAGGCCACCAAGACCAACGAAGTTGGGATAACCAACCACTCCTTGTCCTTGACCGCCAGTATTGCCACTAGGGTCAGTAGGAACAGCGGAAACCAAAGACCCGACGAGTTGCGAAGTTCTATTGTTTACATCCGTGATCAAGAACGCAGGGTCCTGGTCTTCCGCAGCAGCACGGAAGCTATCTAAGGTGATACCAACGTTCGGTAGTACGGCTTTGACGTGTCCTGGTACAGACGCCAGATCGAAGAACGAGGCAGCGGTCAAAGCAGAGGATGCACCAGTAGGGCCAACTTGGTTCGTAACCACACCGAATGAGGGAGTATCGAACCGGTAGTCACCGTAGAGGGTGTACTCTGCGAGAATCGTGCTAGGCAGGACCGGGGTACCCTTTGCGTTATTCCAGGTGGCTTGAGCGTAAGTAGTCAGATCTTCATTAGGTGCTCCGATGCGCAGGTGGTCGATAGTGACGTCAGCAGTAGAAATCGGGTTACCGCTGAGCACTTCAGCTGCACCAACCTGGAGGAACACAGAGTCATCGTTGATCGGAATACCTGTGCCCGTAACTTGGTTCGCGAAAGGCACGCGTGTGGTCGACTGCACGTTGTACGCCGCGCCGCTGACGACCATGGTTGCGCCGTAGTTAGCACCCGACCCCGGGTTAGCTGCAAAGTCAAAAGACGATCCCGCCTTGAACAATGCAGCAACGTGGAACCATCCGCCTACTGTAGAGCCTGATGCTGTGGGGTTGGCCCAATCGATCACGTCATCTGTGGTCGCTGTACTCGTGAGGTACGTCGAGTTAGCCCGGATGTACATGACGGCCTGGAGGCGCCCGTCGGTAAGGATCTTGATGCCCCACCCGACGCGCTTAGCCGTATTGTTGTCGTCGATGTTGACTGTGTTTGCGATCCAGTGCTCTTGGCTGTTGTCGAACGCTCCAGGGTTGTACTTGAACCACAGATCAACGATTGCTTCGTTGGTCGGCACAAGTGATTGAGCGCTACCCAGGCCGCCTCGGTAGAAGCCTTGATCTCCGCCACCCAGCTGAATCGCGTTGCCGGGCTCGTCACTGACGCTCAGCTCGGCAAGCTCTGCAGGAGGAATTGTCGCGCCGTTGAAGCGCACCTGCATTCCAGGCTGCATGAGCTGCTGGAAGCTCGGAAACTCGATGGTCTCGAAGTTCACGTTTCCAGTGCCGACCTCTAGCGACTCGACGTTGGTAGCACCTATCAGCTCGATAGGTGCACCGGCCTCGTCAAGTAGTGAGAACTCCTCATTATTCCACACCAGTGTCGTGCGATCAGTAATCGAATCATAGGTAGTACTGCTAGGCAGGGGTAGCGTCACTACAGGTGCAGTGCCTGAGTTAGCAAAGCCTTGCAGCCGTTTGAACCCGGGAGGACAGATGCCGCCCCCTGCGTACATAACCACAGTGCCAGGCGAAATGACGTTGTCCAGTAGGTCCACTCGGTGCACTAGCGGGTCTACCGAGACCGTGTCATTGAGCGTGGTGCCCGGAGGCAGCGCGTTGTCGTCAGAGATAGCCACGCGCTGCGTAATGTCGCCCTTGCATGCGTACACGTCTGACACCTGGCAACGCACCGCGCCTTCCGCGATAGAGCTCATGATCGGCACTTCATTGACAGTACCGGCTGGCCAAGGCTGGTTCTGCGCAAAAAAGAAGTTACCGAAGGACGGAAGGTACGAACTTGTCACCGTCACAACGCTCGTAGCGCCCGATGTGTCGATTGATGACGTCAGCACGCGGATCTGCGGCTGAACGTCCAGCAGAGTGTTGATCCACGGCTGGTCAGCGAACACACCTGGAGTACTGGTGAGCAGCGCCACCTTACCTACGGCAAGCCAGTCAGGTATGAGTATTGTCGGGACGCCCAGGTCTATCGCCACCGACACGACCTCGACAGGTGAGCCACCGATGGTCTCCGTAGTAGCTTCGATGCTCTTAACAAGACCGCTGAACTCGCCGGCGTCGCCTGACTGCGGCGGCTGGATGCGCAAGGCAGCGCGGCCATCCTGAGGCACGGTGAATTCGCGGATGATGCGATTCACGTAGCGACGGTAGGTCAAATCCTCGTTACCGTTAGGCAGCTCAAACCGTACATCCAATGATTCCGCCGATTCAGCGACAATACGCTCGGACAGTCGACCAAACCCGTCTATGTTGCCGTCAGCCTCTAATTGGCGAAACTCGAGGATAGGTAGGGCGGGGCGCAGGAACTCACCGGCTGCTTTGTACGTCATCGCTACTGTCATGTCGTAGCGATACACCGGCAAAGTGCGCGTGACGTTAGCTACCGACTTAGGGAAGATCGCCCACGACATCGGCTCTTGGTCTTGCGCTGCAGGAGGCTGAGCAAACAGCACGTTAGCCGACTGGTTAATTACCAGAGCTAGCGTGAAAGTAGTTTGCGTAGCTCCGACGTTGAGGTTGCTGATCGTGCCGACGCCCGGTAGCGGCGCTTCAACGACAAAAATGTCTCCATCGCGCAGACCTGTGACACCTACGACTTGAAATCGTGGCAATGCGTTGATCACCGCTGCAGATGCGTCAATCGTCACCGTCCAGGTGTCTACGCCAAACTCAGACGTAGCCGCAATACTGATGCCTGAGATGCCGTCAGTCAGCTGGTTGGCTACGTGCTGAATACTGACATCAGCAGGAGGAACTACGGTCAGGCCATGATATGTGAAGCGATCTAGCTGAGGATTGCCAGCATTAACGGTGTCGCCTGGAATAAACGCAATGCCGCTATAGTTCAGCAGCAACTGCCCTACTCGATACACCCCGGAGTTTGTGTCGTTGAACGTGTCCGTCAGCGGCAGTGCATCACCCGGCTTCTGACGCACCTCGTACTGCTCGCGAGCGAACGACGGACCATCCTTGAGCTGCACCGTGCCTGTGTGCACGAACGGATGCTGGAAGATCAGATCAGAGGTGTAATTCTCTAGCGGCAGCTCCAGCGGTACGGCAAACAGATCGTCCAACACCTTGCCATCAATCGTGCTGAACTGCTTGAGCACCCGCAGTCCCGCCTTCTTGTAACCAAGCGGGATGAACTCAAGTCCGGTGACTAGGCGAGAGCTAGGGAACTGGACCAGGTCCGGACGGTCCAGGTACTGCCACATGCCCGGCTCTTGCGTGCTGAGATACGCACCTTCGGCTGGGCGCGTGATCTCCATCGCGTAGCGCGTGCGAACACTGGACGAGCTGGCGCTCGTCTGTAGCTGCCGCAGGTACGAGCCATGCCAGTACGCAGAGCCGTGGGCGAAGTTGCCGTTGCGGATGAGGCCAGGCGCAGAGCGCTGGCTCATGATTTCTAGGTTGCCGGTCATAGACGCTTACAGAGGCGGAAGCCGCGTGAGACAGGACGTGTGGCTGCCTGCTCGAAGGTGTGAGGGTGATCCGGGATGCCGTTGTTACCGCCCGGTGCGTCTACAGAAGGGTTGGTTCCTGCGTAGTCGAGCTCCGCACCAGTCTGCCCGGCATCCTCCACGACCGTTTTTGAGTTCTCAGACACGAAGTTCACGTTGTCGGGTGTGCCCGGGGTGATCTTGGTGACCTCGGAACCGTGCAGCTCAGTACCGGTGAGCCCTGATGATGTGCGCGGGAAGTTGCCAATGCGCGTTTGCACGTCAGAGTCGGCCGCAACCCACTCGTCCAGCGGCTGCTCATCACCGTTACCGAGCTCCTCGAACCCGGGAGGGCAGCCGCCACCCATGGACATGATGATCGCACCTTGCGGGAAGCACTCAAGCAGAGGGTCACCGAGGTACGGCAGCGCCGAGTACGCCCCGAGCGTGAACGAGAACAAACTGACGTCAACTGTGGCCAGATCGCTGTCAGCCTGACGGCTAGTGCGCAGCCCCATCTTGCTCACGGGCTGGGGCACTTGAACGATGGCACTGAACCGACGCCACAACCCCTCGCTCTGAGCGCGACGGTCAAGCTGCTGACCCTCGAGAGGCGTCAGAGTGAGCTCGGTACCGTCAAGCCCGTACGCCACTGGCGTAAAAACATAGCCTCCCTGAGTACCTCGGTAGCTCCACGAGAAGGTGTAGACCTCCTCCTCGATCAGCGAGCTCACTTCACCGATATAGCCAGCTTGTACCGATGCTACCTTCTCCGGCTGGAGCGGTACTTGGAAGTCAAACACCTGCGAGTTGGGGTCGGGCAGGAATGACTGCAGCAACTCAATGTTGTTGGTGCTCTGCAGCGTCAACTGCAGCCCGCGTTCAGGCCCTGCAGATAGATCCTGGTCAGTCAAGACAGCGAAGTTGTTGCTCGAGACCGCCTCAGGCAGCGACGACTCAACTGCACCAGCGATTTCCCACACCGCAGGGCGACCATCTGACTGCACCAGGTCAAAGTGGCCGTTGCGCAGCAGGTTGACGGCCTGGTACGTGCTGGTGAACCTGAGCGCACTCATCAGTTCTTGCCTTTGGCGGCCGGTTCGATCCCCCGCATTCTCAGCCGGCCTTCCAGGCTGCGCTGAATGTCATCAAACGGGGGCACCGGCATCAGCACCGGCTCCACCACAGGCTCCTCCTCGATCTCAGACTCAGGAGGGGGACCACCAGGACCAGCAGGGCCGGCTGAGCCCGGTATGCCAGGCGCAGGCAGCATTACCGGCTCCTCGCTGACCATCATGTCTGACACCATCGGGGGCGGCAGCTGCAGGAACAGGACGGTCAGGTCCTGGATGGTGGCGCGCAGCTCCCTGATGTCGTCGTCCTGCCGACCATTGATCACGTTGCCGCTGCTGAAGTCATGGATGGACAGGCTGACCCATCCGATCCAAGCGAGTGCACCACCCGCTACGGTGCCCAGGAGTATCTTCGTACCTTCGTGCATAGCCAATCGTCCTGAACATACCGTAAAAGAAAAGCGCCCGACCATTGCGGTGGCCGGGCGCTGATCCAGTCTTCAAACGAGGCGCTTCACAACTTCGTCCTGTTTCTCAGGGTCAGCCGCGTCCCGTCGGAGCTTTCCAGCCTCGATCATGGACGCTACCAGCTGATCCCTGAACGCTAGGGCCTGGGACCATTGTGCCGATTCAGACCACATCCCGGCATGGGGACTACTCATCGGACTTGTAGTGCTTGAGGGTCTCTTCGATCTGCTGAATGCCGGCCTGCATGTCAGCGACGACAGCATCAATGGCTGCCAGTTGATCTGCCTTGGTGATGGTCTGCTGTCCCGCCACGATCAGCGAGTCCCGGCCACTCGCCGCGATCGTCTTGCGGGCTTCGCCTAGTGCAAGTACACGACGCTTGAGATCGGTGGCCACAACCTCCATCTCACGCATGCGCTGCTTGACGTGTTTTTCGGAGTGGGCCTGTGCTTGCTGAAACTGGTGCTCTGAGTTCATTCGGTATCCCTAAGGTTGGTATGTTTTGCCACTAGCTGCTGAGCGGCGTTCATGAACAACTGATTGGTGCGTTCAAAGATGACGTCGTATGCCGGGTTGAGCTCAATCTCAGCGTCGGTCCGCTCGTCATACAACGGTTTGCTGAGTCCGCGTTTGTACGCCTTGACTGTCCGCATTCGGACATAAGAGGCACGGGGGATACTGGACCTCCAGAACTGCCACCAGCGTCGTCGCGCGAGTGGCCCTACACGCACCTGGTCCAGCACGTAGAAAACGATGATGCCATCGTTGCGCATCTCACTGCCCGCGCAGGCAACTTGATATGTGATCCAGTCCGAGTCGGTGTACTGCATAGTTGCTCCTAAAAGCAAAGGAGTAAGAGAGAGGGGATACAGGACTCATGCCCCATATCCCCTCACGTTTAGACGTCGATGCGCGGGTGTGGCGCGTCTTCTGGAGCAAACCACTCGAAGTGGCCGCAGACGTGACAACGCCAAAGCTGCTCCATGCCCCGGCTTACTTGCTTCTCATCGTGCTTCCATAGATGACCACCTGAGTGGCCGCAGCGCATGCGCCGATGATAGATGCGACGCACTTCGCGCCACGCTCTGATCTCATCGACAATTGCATCTCGCCAGATGCCTACCCAGATGTTGCTGAGTAGACGCCACAGTGAAGCAGGACGAGCCGGCCAGTTCTTCTGATGCCCTACTGGCAGCTGGCGTTTACGACCTGCGTACCACTCATACTCCGTCATCACCCTCACCTTCAGGGGTCAGGTCGAGCTCCACACCCCAATCAGGGGCGTTGATGTCAGCAATGGCCGCGCCCTTGTCCGTGATCATGAGGCCCGAGCCATCAGGACCATCTACCGTGGTTACCCAGTCACGGTCGATCAGTGCGTTGAGGATCTGCGTGGGCAGCTGCACGGGGAACTTGTAGTACTCACGCTCCTCGACTGACTGGGCTACGGCGAACTGGAAGCTGACGAACACCAGCCAGCCGATCACGCGCTGGTCGGTGAGCTCATCTTTCATTTGGAGATAGCGCTCGTGAATCCGCTCTGCCATGCCGATCGGGTTGTTCACGTCAATGGCCATGTCAGGGACAATGCCGGTGAGGAACCCAAGGGCTTGGATGTATTGCGAGTTCAGGCTCTCTTCTTCAGTCATTGGTGTACGCCAGGATGTCGTTTTCACGCAGGACGAGGTAGGTATCTCCGTCTAGGTCAACTTCTAATCCAGCGTACGAGCTGATGATCACGCGGTCTCCCGCCTTCGTTGATGTAGGCAGGAAGTCGCCTGACTCCTCAGTGATTCCAGGACCGACAGCCAGCACTGTGCCCTCTCGAGCCGGCTCCTGCAGTTGATCCGGGATCACGATGCCACAGTCCCACTCGGTGATCTTGTTGTCGAGCTTGAGGAGGATGTTGTCTCTGAGGGGCTTGAAGTCGATCATGCGAAGGGATCCTGGTTTGTCGAGAAGCCGGATGCCGCACTACTGCGCAGCTGGAAGAATCGAGCGTGCTGCGGATACTCCGCAATGAACATGCGCGCGTACACAGAGTGGTGGTTGTTGTTGAGCTTGTAGGGCTCTCCTCTGGTCTCGATCATCGTGTACCACCTAAGGCGCTCCCAGATCATCTTTGCACCGAAATAGTCTCGCCCGCTAGCTACCGCCTCTAGCGCAAACCGCCGGAACAGTTTGTACACCTCGGGGTTGTCGCGATGAAAGACTATAGCGGCGTCAAACATAGAGCTGTCTTGACGCACAGATTGGGCAGGGGTCCACGGATCATCTGCTTTGACCATCGAAACGCTCCCTCAGTTGCTGCACCTGCTTATTGATGTCTTGCTGCCAACCGTCCTTGGTCTTGGGCGGGCGGTCATCAACGAGGACCATACCCTGCACTTCTGCATCTCGGATCACCACCATGCAGGCCATTGCTTTCACGAGGTGTGAGACGCCTGACTCGAGATCAGTGTCTTCGCCTTCCCACCACGCATCGAGGTGACGGCGCGCTGCATCGTAGTACGTAGATGTCACGAGCCCAGCAGTGCGCCAGTTGTACGCGCCATACTTAAGCGCGCCTTCTAGCATTGCGAGACCGAGCTCGTGCATCACAACAGGCGGCACGACATGCGTGACTGACTTGGCTGAGCCAGCTTCGTGCTTCGGGTTATCACCAGGGATTGTCACACGCTCAGCTCCTTAATCATGGACTCTGCTTCGTTAGCGACATCAAGTTGACCGATATTGCCGTGAATGAACTCGAATGCCTCTTTCGCCCTAGCCAGCTTGGTGCGTAGTGCTTCGTACTCTTCCCACTCGACATACTCACCATCATCAGAGGTCTCAAGAACGTAGCCGGTAGCCCGGTCAATGTTGAGTGTCCAACGCTCTACAGTCATGCCTTGTCTGCCTCTGCTTCGTAATCGATGGGCTTGCCGTCTAGAGCTCTACGGGCGAGCCGCATGTCCTGCTCGGTGATGACAAACGCCTCTGCCATAGGATCGAGGATACTGAAGGTGCTGCGCGGCTTACTGTGGAACTCGAAGAACAGCACGAAAGGCCGCAGTAACTCGGTGCGTTGTTTGATCTCCCTGCAGGCCGCAGCCATCGCATCGTCGATTGCACCTTCCCACTTGACCGGGTACGTGTTCTGCAGCTCCATCCAGTGATCAGCTGCACGGCTAACCAGATCCGACATGCGCTGAACTGCTTGCCTGCAGTCAACGGCAACAAAAGTCATCTTCTCGAGCTGAGCCTCAAGCTGCTTGATGCGCTCCTTGTCACTGAGCTCGCTCATTGGGTCTCTTCCAGGTGCTTAGCCGCTTTGATCAGCAGCTCACCGATTTGTCGCGCGTGCTTGGAGCCGCTGATGACCAGCTCACTGCTGGGCTTGGTCTGGAGCATCGTAGTGCTGCCTTCGAGATCGCGACCACGGACCTGGATGGTGACGCAGTAGTCGTTAGGCACGGTAGTGATGGTGAACGCGAAGTCACCGGCACTATCCCACAGCACGTATTCAACGTCCACGTGATCGTCTGACTCTTTGTTGTCGTTCATTGCAGTAAAGAAGAAAGGGGTAAAGGGTGCGGGTACGTGTGACTTATGCCACATGCACCCGCGCGGGTTGTCAGACCTTTTGGGTCTTGTGGTACTCAGTCATTCGGGTAACCGTGCTTTCTCTGCTAGGCGAGCCGCCTCGCTGATGCGCTTGGCGATCTCAGGGGCTAGTTCGATGGGGAACCTCACCACGTCTTTCATGACGAGCTTATCGTCTTCCCGCTCGTGATAAGAAACAACGATCCTAATCGCGTCCTCATCAGCCACGTTCCAGTGGTACTCAGAATTGTTGGTGACCAGAAACTCGGTCCAGGGCTTGCTCATGTGATGTCGTGTGTAACTTTGACGAGGATGGGCTCCTGCGCCGCGGGGCATGTGGCGTAGTGCGTGAACTCGCGATCACCCACGACCAACGGCTTGGTGAACTCTGAGAACGGCATCTGGCCGTGATGCTGCTTACAGCGGGGGCAGTTGTTCGCTCGCAGCATGATGGTACCCGGCTTCACTCCGGCCTGCTGCAAAGTTCGGAACGCTTCCTGCGGGTCGAAGGGTGTACGCATGGTGTGGGGCATAAGGGGTGTAGAAAAGCCATCACCAGTTGAAAGAACATACGCAAGGCGGAAAGAGAGCCACGTGTGTGGCCCTCGGGGTTGCGACGGATTAGCGCTGCTGCGCCTCCGCCATTGACATGAACTTGCTCACGGGCCCGACATACAGCATCTCGGGCTCCTCACGCGTGGCGTCCCACACGCGGATCTCGTCGTCATCGGCACGAGCACGCAGGCGCAGGTAGACCGTGCCGTTGCACTTCATGGTGTACTCGTGAGACACCATGCTGTCAGCCAGGGCCACGTGGTACAGCCACTGGCGTACCGCCGAACGCTTGAGTACTTGCGAGATCATTTGAGTGGTCACAATGTTCCTCTGCTGGGGGAAGCGGAAAGTGCCGGCTGCATACCACGTTGGTACACAGGCCGGCACTTTACTCTTGCCATAAACAGCGACGATTTAAGCAGGCATCATGCTGCATTCGGACCCAGGATACTGCGCACTACTGGTGTCAGGTGCTCTGCTCTGCCTCCAGCACCCGGTTGGTGATAGCGGTTACCACCAACGCAGCGTTGTTCATGGCTGCCAGCGCAGCGGCTACACGAGCGGTCTTGGTGTACTCGGTGTCGTTCTCGTCGATGTAGTCGATCAGCTGAACCTCGCGTTGCCCATTCATGAACATGTTCTGGACCTGCACGAAGGTCTCCTGCATTGCCCGCATCTGGAGCTCCTGCGCCATCTCACGCGTCAGCGGCTTCGGCAGGTCATCGAGCTTCTTGTCCACCTCAGCTAGCGCGGCTTCGAAGATGGCTTGGGCTTCGGGGTTGGAGTACTCGTTCTCTTTCACGGGGTCTCTTCTGTCGTTGTTCTCGGGGGCCATTTCAGTTGCCTTTCAGTCTCTCGTCGTACTCAGCGGCCAGTCGGCACGCTTGCTTCTCCAGGTACTTGGCGGCTTCGATCAGCCGGGGGATGTAGGTGTCAGTGATGATCTCAGCAGCTTCTTTGTATCCATTGGCTGCGAGGAAGCCCGCGCCTTGGTCGAGTACCTGCCGGCGACGATCGGCCTCCGCAGCTTTATCGAACAGCGCGCCGACCACCTCCTCCTTCTCCTTCTGGAGCGCTGCGCGGTTGGGGTGTAGTAGTGACATCAGCTGTAGGTCCTGTAGAACACTTGGAGGTAGTCACCCGCACGGACAACAGCGCGGGACTGGGTGAGGACGAGGGCAGCGCCGTTGGCTGCCACGGTGTAGTCGAAAGGGCGCATCAGCGCCAAGTTGTTGTGAAGTACGATCAGCCTGTCATTGACTGATCGTGGTGCTAACCGGAACCGCAGTGATTGGTTGAGCTGATCAAGCCCACTGCGAGGTGTCACGCAGATGCGTGTGTAGGCCCACTTGGTGTTGATCCGGGCTACACGCTCAGCGACTGTCTCCCCTTCATACAACCAACCAGTAAAGAAGAACTGGTCATTGGAGGGGATGCCGAAGTCGTAGGGGTTGCCGCTCGCGAAGAACAGCACCCCTGTCGACGGATCAAACAACGGCCCAGAAGGGTGGTTCTCCTGGAGCTCAGTGGTTGGAGCAGACGTACCATGCCACAGGCGAGCACTGTACGTCTGTCCGTTCGCATTGGGTGTCTGGTTAGGACCATCTACCCAGCCATCTAAGAAGCCGATGCCAGGTGGCTTGGTTGCCCAAGGCTGGTCATCAGCGCTGTCACCATCAACCAAGATCCAAGCACGGTTGTCAGGCACTGAGGGGACCTGTGAAAACCCCAAACTATCAATCGGAGGTATCTGATCATCTCCGAAGCGCCTAACAAGACCATTAGAGACACCATCATCCAGTGTGGGCGGTGGTACCTCGAGCTCTTGACCGATCATCAGCTCAGGAGCCGTGATGTAGTGAGAAGGCAGCGCGGAGCTTCTCCTCGTGACTACAGCCGGATCCTCACCAGGCAAGAACGTGCTACTGGTGTGCGATTGGTTGAGCAGCCGCTTTGTCAGCTGACTCAACCACTCCTGGTACTGATCGGTGAACGTGGCCATACCCTCAGTGTCTTGGCTCAGCGCAAGCCGAGCGCTTCCTCGGCCGCGAGTTCTGCCTCTTCATAGCCAGACGCTGTCATCTGCGCGGCTAGCACAGCTGCTTCTAGTCGCTTGACTTGAGCATCAGTCGTCGCGGGTTTCTCGGGTTGTAGCATCGTCGTTGGCTTGTACAGAAACGCGACGGCCACAACGGCCATCGCTTGATGTCACTTGGTTACCGCACCGTGCGCAGCGGTAGCGCGGCCCGCAGGCAGCGCCTCCGCACATGGTGAACACTTCGGGCTGGTTGAACTCGAACTCGAGCTGTGTGTAGCTGTTGGATGAGTAGCTCATTCGACGATGTCCAGAAGGTCAAGGAGCAGGTAGGTCACTACAAGAATGGCCGCTGCCCAGAGGATCGCACAGACCATACACCCAGTGTTGGCTAAAGAAAGAACAGAGGGCTCTCCCACTCGCGACGAGCGAGTGAAAGAACCCTCATAGATCTCATGCCAGGACGGTGACCCTTCCGAAACGGTACGACGACATCAATCCCTCCATCCTTGGCCGTGGAACAGATGGCGGCACCGATGGGCGAAGACACTCCACAGCAACCCCACCAAGGTATTTGCAGAGTAGCTTCCTTCCGCCACCACTAGGTGATAGCGGTACTCGCGGGTGTTGAACGGCTGCCTCTTGTACAGCTCCTGACTTACCTCATCCATTTGAGACTGCTTTCTGCTCGCAGAGCTTGGCGAGCTCTTGGTGTACGTCGATAGCGGTGTAGCCGTCCTTGGTGACGTGGAAGCCTACGCCGTAGGCGTCGAGGCCACGACTGTCCCAGCTAACCTCTTGGAAGCAGATGTTGCCCAGAATGTCGAACTCAAACATGTAGCGCTGCAGCCACTCAGCCGCATGCGCACCTTCCAGTCCCTCAGTGCTGGCGTGTGCGCCGATCAGCACCTCGTTTGGGTTGTTGATTTGCACGTCGAAGCACAGCTCGTGCTCAGCGCGCACGTCGTACTCGAAGCTGTAGAGCTCAATCTTCTTGCGCACGTCGTCCCACCACTCTGTCTGCTCGTCTGTCAGGTTGATGAGGGACACGTTGAACTGCACATAGGTATCAGACACGTCTACGCTCCTGCTGCTGCTGCTTCAGTGCCCAGCCGATGATCTGCGTGCGGCCAGAGGGCCGGGACCGTAGCCACAGGCGTACACCCACTGCGTATGCCACCGCTATCAGCCCAACGAGGGCCCATCCGCCTGCAGCTCGAGTGAGCCAGCCGACGATCAGCGCAACTGCAGTAGCAAGCGCCAGCATCGACACAGTCAGGACAACGGTGGTATCGAAATCAGTCGCGCGCAGAGCAGTACTTCGCACGCGCGGTGTAGAGCTTGTTGAGTATCTCATCGTCTTCCACGTTGGGGTCTAAGAAAAAGCAAGCGAGCCCATCGACGTCTGACTTAGCCGTCGTGAGCCCGCAGTTGATAATCAGTTGATTGAAGCGCCAGTCTGGGTTGGTAGCCCAGATGTCTTTAATGAGGCCGAGCACTTCATCGATGCGCTTGGGATCGCGCATCAGTCTTTCAGCTTGTCGTAGACGCTGGTGATGTAGGCAGGGTCAGCTGCCTTGTGCGTGTCACGTCGACGACGACGTCCAGCGCTACCGCTCCTCTTCTTCAGCGGTACCAGCCTCCCATTCCGTCGCTTGTTGGAGGGCGTCTTTTTCGAGGGCATCAGCTTTGTCTCGTAGAGCAGTAACTATGAGCTCGAGATCCTGCTCGTTGATCTCTCGAGTTCCGGGAATAAGTAGATGCGATGCTAGCGCGCGCAAACCTGATGGGTCAACGCCCACCATGGCGCGACGAGCGAACATGCGACGCTGGCGTTCTCGATAGAGAGCGAACGACTTGCGGTGCTCATTGATTAGGTACTCGATTGCGATGTCAGGCGAATCGAGCCGCGCCTCCGTCACCCTATCGTTATCACCGATCGGGTGCGGGTTGAACTTAGCCTCTATCTCTTGAAGGATGGATTCAAGGATCATTGTTCTGATTGCGGTGGTCGAACTGCTGGCCGCTTAGGTGCACCTAACGTTGCATCCGCAGCATCCTGAGCTTTTCGTAGCGTAGAGAGCGCATGCTCCAGTTCGACCACACGCCTTAGCAGTCGTACGCTTGCTGAGATCGTGCGCACCTGTCGCCTGATCACGTGGTTATCCACGATCAGCCACACAGCAAGCAGCACAAGCACAACCAGCACCCATACCTGAGGATCATCCATCAGCTCACAGCCTCAGCAGGTTCGATGAGCTGCAGCAGGACCTTGATGTCCTTGCCCTCTTTGATGGCTGTCTTGAGTGCGTACAGCTCATCAGCCAAGGCATCGCGCTCCTTTTCAGCGTCGATGCAGCGCTGCTTGAGGTGTTCGAAGTTCTTCATGCCCAATGCCAGATTCTGCTGTGCTTCAGTAAGCGACAGAAGGACTTGGCGGTGGTGCTGGGCAGCGGTGGCGGGATATTGCTTCATGGATGGTTACTGTTCGGGTTCGTCTACACCGAGGACAGGCTGCCGTCCGAACCAGTCAAGCTGCGGTGTCTTGTACGTGCTTGCGACGTCACGACGTTCCAAGCTGTCGAGCATGCCGTACGCCGCAGCGCGCACTCGCATGCTATCCTCGGTCTCGTAAACTCCGCGACAATGCGTGACCACTTGCTGCACCGCGTCACGAAGATTGGACTCAGTGCTGTGCGTGATCACGTAATCGTCTTGATCGATCAGGATCCGACCTTCACCGGTGATCCTGTACTTGCCGTGCTTGTTGCGCTCGGCGAGCCACAGGTCTTCAAGCCTGCGGCACCACGGTTGAGCCCAGGATCCGGGCGAACGCACTGAGCACATGTGCTCGAGCTTCCTGCCTATCTCTGTCGGCGACATGAACACTTCCTCTTTGGCGAGCAAGTGCAGAATCTGGTGCATGGGGAGAGTTAGCCGCATGTTGTATACCTAAAGAAATGGCCGAGGCGTGAGGCCCCGGCCGCGTATCAAAGATCGTCGAGCTCGTCCACGAGGTCATCTACTGCCGCGCTGATCACAGCGGCAAGCTCCTCGTCTTCCTCATCCTCCTCATCCTCGATCTCGATGTCCTCGCGTGCAGGGATGCGTGTGGCGTGGCCGTGCTCTTCGAGCTGCACGTTCACCAGGTCAATGGTCTTGTCCCAGAGCTGCAAGAAGCGCTTGCCATCTTTGACAATGCTCTGCGGTTCCTGGTCTACGAGCCAACGCAGCTGCGTGTTGATGGCATTGGTGATCGCTGACTTCCAGTTGCTGTGGTACGCGTGATCACGCCACACCTCTTCACCTTCGTTGGTGAGTGCGCTGCGTGTGATCACGATTTGGTGCTTATCACACTTGAACCCGACCTTGAACACGTAGTCGTCGGGGTAGTCAACTCTCTTCGGTCGTCGTCCCTTGGGCATCCTGTACTTCTCCGATAATGGCAGGTTCTTTGAAACGATCAGCGATGGCCTGAGTGGGGACCATGACGTTGATCACACGAATGGGCTCTCGGTACTGCGCGCGCACCTCTTGCATGTAGATCTCGAAGGTACCCTCGCACTTAGAGATCAACGATTCGTCATACACACGCACAGGCTTGATGGTGCCGAACTCGGCGGCAAACACGATACGTAGATTCATGGCTTCGGGCCGTACAGGAAGTGATGAGCGCGTTGCGCCCAGCCTTCAGGTGGCTCAAACGGGCCGCGTCGAGCTTCGGCCCAGGCTTCTGGTTGTGTCTTTCACCACGTCATGGTTGCCTTGTCTTGTGTGGCACCAGACAGTGGCTGAAGGCGTGCGCAGTAGTTGGCGGTCTCCTCTACCGCATCGGGGTAGATGCGCATCTCGACTAATGCGCACGAGAGCATCGAGTGATCACCCGGACGCGGGCCGTCGGACTCGATGTCAAGGAAGACCCACCGCTGGTCAAACAACGAGTCGCTCGTGTTGTCGCCTAGTAGGTATAAAGAACGGTCAGCTTACTTATGCCACGTCCTCAAACAGCTCTGGCGTAGCCCCGCCACGCAGCTGCCTTGAGAAAGTGATCTTGAGCATTTTCCACATTTCCGTCGTTGTCGACTTTTGAAAAATCGTGGTGCCCTTTGACGTGCTGGTTGAGGAACTTGCCTTTGCTCTTCGCACCCATCATCTGTGTGTGCTTGTGCTTAGGCACGTTGTCGTACTCGTACACGCCGCCGCTGTTGAAGCGCACCGTCATGGCCCTGCGCTCGGGCTCGTACTTCACCGCCTCGATGTTCGAGGACTGCACGTTCTCGAACTCGCCTTTGGGGGCAGTGCTGCGGCGAAAGTAACCGCGAGCCCAGTCAATGATCCCTGCTTGTTTCTGCACGGATCAAAGGTAGCGCATCACCCAGTTGCGGCTGTCGTCGACCTGCGCTAACACCTTGCGGCCACCCACTGAGCGCAGCAGGATGCCGTCACCGTTGCCGAGGCCCTCGAAGGCGATGTTATCACCCTGGTCCTGCACCACAACCTTCTCGCGCAGCTCCGCAGGCACGGATGTGTGCGGGATCTCGAACAGGAAGGAGAACAAGTTCTCTGAGAGGCTCGTGGAGTAGGTCACGATGCGCACCTGCGTGCTCGAGACCTCTTCGTAGTGCAGGTAAGACGGCACTGCCAAGAAGCTAGGATCCTGGATCGTGGTGTCCCTGTCCAGGATGCGCAGCCAGTGGTTGATGCCGCCCGTCACTTTTCGCAATGACACCTGCAGCTGGTTGATACCGACTAAGTAGCTGAAGGTGTCGAGGGTGACCAGGTAGTTGCCTGACCCCTCATCGACGACGTTGGTCGCTGAGTCGAGCCGGATGATCTCCCGTTTGCCTGCTTCTGACCCTAAGAAGCGCGAGGCGTCAGCGTTGGTGCTGACCTTGTCGTAGAAGCCTGACAGCTCCTGTGTGCCGGCTCGTTGCGGTTGGATAATGCTCATCAGATCAGCCCGCCGGTGTAGCGAACAAAGACTTCCCAGTCGACGTCGATCACTGCCAACCCAGAAGAGGCAGCAAACGCGGTAATCAGCACGCTGTCCGAATCAGCGACGTACGAGATGTCGCCCACGTTGGTGGACCGGTTGGCCTCGGCCACCTGCGCAGTGCGTGCTACCAGCTCTCCTAGCGTGGCTTCCTTGCGTGTGCCCAGCTGCTGGCCCAGACCGAGGGTTGCACCCTCAGTCGCGTTCTGCGTGGCGTACGCACGTCCACGCTCGGTGTACCCGCGCAGCGTTGCGATGCCCTCTGGCGCCTTGGTGAACGGGAGCACGGTGTACGAACCTACCGATGCTCGAGCGTTCCACACCGTGTGCGTGACCGTGGCCGAAGCGCCGATCAGCACGTAGTACAGACCGATCTGATCCACGTCAGGACCGACAGTGACGTCTGTAGTGGTGTAGAGCTCGCCTGTTGTTTGCTGAGCAAACGACTCGACCTTGTTCTTGAGCGCTAGCTCACCGCCGACTCTGGTGTACTGCGCAATGCCGATACCCAAGGCAGCAGCCGCGCTGGTTTCAAAGTTGGTGGCAAACGTGATGGAACGCCCATTGAGCTCGAACGCCGCAGGTATGCGGTACTCAAAGATCAGTCGCTGACCATCGCCTTCAACCGTGGTGAGCTTTAGCGCAGTGCTCGCGTCGTTGTCTGTCGTAGCTCGCGTGATGCGCTTGACCGTGTCGCCTGAGACGCCAGGGCCAAACTCAGTCACCTGCCAACCATCAGCGAGGTTGGGCTCGTCCTGCACCTCACTGACTACAAACGACAGGTCGTTTTGGGTGGCGAGGTCAGGCAGTGAACCACCTGACGTGTAACGCGACCAGTAGTAGAAATTGCCGTTGGCGATCAGGTTGCGCGTGGCGCTGTTGCGCAGCGACTCGATACCAAGCTCACCCACCGTGGCAGCGTTGAGCACGTTGCCGTCCAGGTTGATCAGCACGCCAAGGCTAAAGAGCTTGGCCACCTTGTTGATGAACCCACCCGTAGGTACACGCAGACGCAGGTAGAGCTTCTTCGCGCCGCTGTCAGGGACGCGCACGATCTCACCAGGCCGGTACGTCTGAGACGTGAACCCGGCTGTAGGGCTACTCGTGGAGTACTGGAAGCGCAAACCGCTGAATGCAGTGTCTGCGCTCACGCAGAAGTGCTGAACCTTGGTGATAGTTGACCCGGACAGCAGATCAGCCGTGGTGATAGCGACTGTCTCAGTAGGTAGCGAACCACCGCCTGTCCACGTGATCTTGAGCGACGTGTCCGTTGAGTCGATCGTGGCGGTGAGGTCAGAGCTGTCTTCAGCCTCAGCAAGCTCGACTGTGTTGAGCTCGATCAGCTCGTCGTCCTTGAACTGAATAACGTGCAGGCTCGAGAACACAGAGTCAGCCAGCCAGTCCTTGTAGTCGTCTACCTCAACGCGGCTGGCCAGTCGGCGAGCAAACGGCACGCGGATGTCCTCGAGTTCCACAAGGCGGACTGAGGCGTCTGTCTTGCGTGCTAGGACAATCGCTACGGGCAGCACGTCCACAGAGAGGTCCGGCAGGTCTGCTTTGGTAGCTGCTTCACCTACGAACGACACCAGGCCCTCATCAGTCACACCAACGAGGTAGTAGCGCTCTTCGTTAGCTGTGAACGAGTTGGCGTCCAAGATGTCGGTGTAGCCGCCGTCAAACCGGATGATCTCGGTGCCATCGACGTTCGCCATGACGCCTGCGTACACGAACAGGCGGCGGTTGTCGTTGGGGTCGATCTCAGGCTTGAGTGCTGCAACGTCTACAGGTGAGCTGAGCCACCTAGCCTTGGGCACATGCAGCACGTCAGTGGCGAGCACCTGCGCAGAAGCAGAGCCAGCGAACGCGGACTGCGGCCGGATCGTGACGTAGGCCAGAGGGATCTGGAAGTCGCTCTGCGTCGTAGGCGCAACCGCTGCAGTGGAGAGGTTTGTCTGGTTCCTGCCCTTGATGACGCGATAAGTCTGCTTGACATCAGATGAGGCGGAGAACTGATACTCAGCCACCACCAGGTCAATGCGCGTCAGTGCAGCGTCAGCCGGCTCAACAGCCACGGCTGCCAAGATGTCCGTTGACTCCTTAATGACCACGCCCTCTGTCGTGGCCAAGATGCTCACCCCATCACCCCCGCGCGTGATGTCAAGCAGGTTGGTCTGCCCTGGGTTCGGGCGAACGCGATAGCCTGCGTACACGCCGGGGTCGATGATGCCCACAAAGCGCTGGTTCTGCAGCGCTGAGGTATCGAGGGCGTGGAACGCAGTTGTGATCGTCTGGGTCATCTAATCTTCTACCAGGGCGGTCCACACGAGGTGCATGAACATACCCCATTCTGGGCCGTGGGGGCGCAGTCTCCCTGATTCCGTGCCCCACCCAAGCGCGTGCGCCCACTCGTGCGCAATGACGTGCTGTAGGGCATCTGTGTGGAGGTTGCGGTCAATGACCATCCTGAACTTCTTCGGATTGCCGTTCTCGTCAAATAGCAGATGGAGGTACGCCTGGTTGTCCTTTCCAGGATTCCCAGTGCGTACCTCCACGGGCACGATCGGCGGTAGCTCTAAACGCAGGATGCGCAGGAACTCTCGCAGCTTCTTTCGCCCGTAAGGGCTACTAAGCAGCTTGTTCTCCGTCTCCACCAGCGAGCCCGTAGGTGAGGAAGATGGGCATATCAGCGATCATGCCGTGCTTCGCATTGAAGAACTGAAGTCGCTGGCGCGGAGTGGTGGAGCTGGAGAGCCTCTCTAGTGCATAGTCGTTGTCCGACTCAGTAGTGCCGTTGCAGAACCACCAGCGTCCGTTGAGGTCGCCCTGCTTGTAGACGTGGAAGTGGCCGAAGTAGAGGTTGTCCCACGGCTCTCGAATGGAGTCGCGCCAACCCATCATCTGACGAGCGAACGCCGGTCCGCCGATCATCCCTCGGATCTGATGTCCGTGGATCATCAGGTTGGTAGTGTTGAACACCGTGTCCAGCGCGTAGAAGCTCGGAGGGATGTTGAACGTGACGCGCTCCAACGTGTCAGCTCGCTGGTTGACTTCGGTGCCGTGCACCATCATCCGCACGATCTCATAGCAGACCGTGTCCCAGTTGGTCTCTGGGTGCGACCCTGAGTGCTTAGAGGCCGGGCGGCCGTGGTTGCCAGCCACGCAGACCACGTGGATCTTCTCGACCACTGACAGCAGCGAGACGATCACCTCTGTGATCGCGTACGGCACGTCACGGACACTCTGCTTGATGACGCTGGTGTCGATCAAGTGTGGCTGGTGCGGGAAGATGACCTCACCTTCCACCATGTCACCACCCAGGTAGAGCCGAAGCTCTTTGATGGTGGCCATCGACTTCCGCAGCTCTATGATCTTCGCTGTCTTACTGGCCAGCTCTTTCAGCCGGCCGATCCCGATAGCGGTGTCGTATGTCTCAGTGATCTTACCCATCTGGGTGTCACTGATGTGCAGCACCGGGACCTCCTCGTCACCTTTCCCGTGCTTCTTGGGTTTAGGTACCGATATGCGCGGCAGATCCTCGTCAAAGGCTTCCTGCACAGCACCCAGCACAATAGAAGCGCCCCGACCTGCGACTGTGAGTCGCTGCCGCAGGCTGGCATTCTCTTTCTTTAGGACCCTGATCTCTTCGGTGTCATCGCGGTGCTGAGCAGAGGCCCACTGCTGTACGTCGAAGTCGTCAATCTCCTCCGGCTCACTACTGGCCATCGATCTGCTCCCACAGCTTCGGCTCGCACTGCTTCATGTGCCTCTTCAGGGTGCTGATGCTACGCTCGAAGTTGAACTGCCGCTTTAGCATCTGATACGTAGCTTCGATCCCTGCTTGAGATTCCCCGCTAGCACGCAGCTCCATGATCCGGCGAACGACCGGCACGATGTCAGGCCGATCGCAGACGCTGCAGCGGTGAGGGCGAGAGCGCGAGGAGGGCTGCTCTTTAGCCCACTGCTCTACGTCGAAGTCTTCTGTTGACTTCTTGGACCGACGCTTAGCCGCCGGTCGTGCTTTCTTGGCGCGCTTCTTAGTGACCATAGCTCTTTGGTAGTGTTAGAGACCCCGGACACTGCGAGTGTGCCCACTACCAAAGTGTATGTATCTGACCGCTAAGGTGCCGGTCAGGGTCACCGTCAGCTTGGCTACGACAGCGTCAGCGTCAGCGACCAGCGCACTACGAGGTACTCCAGCGTGCTTTTAGGGAACTTCTTAGCACGCGTTTCACCCGCAGCAGGCTCTGTCACGTAGTGCGAAATCAGCGTCTGGTTGGCCGACTCAAGCCCTAACTCGTTGAGTGAGCCGGTCGTTGCCTCTGATGGCTTAGCAATCGCCACATACGTGAAGGTGTTGGGGTCCGCTGCCTCGTCGTAGACCACCTGTACGATGGGCAGGCGCGCGATGACTTGGCGCACCTCGGTGTCTGTGGCAGCCGGAGCGACCCGAGCACCGCTGTCCAGCTTGCTCACCTGCTCGAGGTCACCGCCTGTGCCGATCACCACGTTCTGCGGAATGTACGCCGCGATGTCTCGACGCATCAGCCCAACCAAGACGGTCTCGGCACTGTTGACCACCAAGTTATCTCCGGTGAAACCGCCAAGGTACGCATCAGTAGAGGCGTCATGGAGTGGGCCGGCGTACTTGGCTACGTGCACCCGTCCCTTGAGACTCACGCGTGTGTTGTCGTTGACGTACATCAGCTCACCAGGTTGACGGCACCGGCACGGATGGCGGTAGCCAGGATGATCAGCCGACCAGACTGCGCAAAGTCGCCTGCGTTGTACTGCGGGTTGGACAGGTCTTGAGCGAAGTCGAAGGCAGGTCCGGTCACAAGACATGCTCCCAGCTGGCCAATCTCCAGGTCGAACACGTTGGTGCCACGAACATGGGCACGCGCGCCGAGTGTCTGGTTCTGCCCATCTTTGAAGTACATGTGCCAACCTGTTTCGATGCCGTCGTTAGTGTTGCCGGTCACTAGATTCGGCGGCTGCCACAGCACGTTGACACTCAGGATCTTGGCCACAGTCACCGGCGTACCACCTACCACCGGCGGAGTCAGCTCGTAGGCTACCGACGTGCTAAGCAGTGCAGGCGCGAGATCCAGCACGAACTGCTGAACGATGAGACCTGAGTCAGCCAGCGGGTGAATATGGTCTGAGCGTGCAGCGGTGTCTGCCGTGCCATTCTTTGCGCTTGCCTGCAAGAAGGCTACGCCGAGCTTCTCGATACCGCCGTCATCTACGACTGTCAGCGAATCAAACCGATTGATGTCGATAGTCGCTGTGCGCCCATTGGTCTGGATCTGGGCCGGGACGTTAGACCCAGTCACGGAGATCGATAAGTAGCCCGCAGTATCCGCTGCTTGCACATCGAGCACGGCTTCATCTATAGCCGTGAACGCTCCAGCAGGCATGAGACCAGGACGACTACCACCTGGCTGCGCTGCGTCGAGCGCCGCCACCTGGATAGCGTCACCACCTCCAGGCAGGTGCGTAGCTGCGTGGTCGTCAACGGGCACCGACACTCCGCCAGGGAGGCTGTACACGTCTGTGCTGTTGCCCAGCACTGTCAACTCGCTTCCGGACGGCGCTGTGTTGTCGTACTGGACCGTTGCCAGCTTGACGAAGCCTACGTCTGTCGCCCCAAGCACCGGATCTGCGATAGTAACAACAAGCGAGCTGTTGGAGATATACGAGACTCGTGACGTCGGAAGCGTTTGGGTGACCGTCTCCGCATCCTGCTGAACAATGACCTGAGTCAGCGGGTCCGTAGACGTAAAGTTCCTGGTCTGCAAGACCTCTTGTCTACCCGCAACCAAGAACACGCCCACCTGTGTCGGCTCTGCTGCTGAGACGGTGATCTGGCGAACGTCCTCACTGGTCTGGACGATCACACCGTTCACTGCAAAGTACTGCGCCGGAACAGTAATAGTCAGCACTGTTCCTGCCAGCTCAGCAGTGGGGATGATGTTGTCGAACAACACCTTCCCTGTGCCTGATGAGGTGGTAGCGCGCAGCAGCCTGTCGACCTCTTCCTCCGTGAAGTTGTGGAGGTTGTTGAGGTCCTCAACCAGAGCTCGCTGGCCTTGTGCGAAGGTGATCTTCTTCATGGAGTCTGGGCGTCAGCCAGCAACAGTAGCGACTACCTCAAAGGTAGCCTGGTTGTCAGAGTTCACAGGGATACCAGTCGGGTCGACCATAGCCATGAGCTCGACTACAGCCATCATCTCGCCATCAGGGTAGTAAGACACCGGCTCCCACTGCGTCGTGAGCGCCTCGCCGGTTACCGGATGTTTGATCTTCAGCGGCGACGTGTCAGAGTACTTGAGCCCTGCAGGCAGCGGGATCGTACCGCGTACTAAGATTGATCCGCTGTACGTCGCGGGCATGTTGATAATCAGTAGTCCGACTGTCGTATCGCCAGGACCAATCGTGTTGAAGTTACTGTCCTGGAACGCAGCTGTGATCTCTAGTGACGTAAGTGTGTCGTCAGCACTAGGAACACCGTAATCAACAAGCCCACTCAGTAGGTTCGAGGTGTACGCACCGCTGGTAACAGCCTCGAATACGTTGTCGGCCGCGATCAAGAGGTAGATTCTGGAGCTGAGATACTCCTCTTTTGCTACGTCGCCTGAGCCGTTGATGTTGGCGTCCAGCCGCACCGGGTCGAGCTCCACTAACTGGCTGGACGAAGCCAGCGTGTTGCCGACAATCCTAGCTACACGGCAGCCGGCAACCATCAAAGCAGTCAAGCTAAATCTCGGGTCGATGAACGGCCAGGTGCTGCGATATCGGTACAAGAGATCCGCCCGAACACGGTCCCCGCTAGAGCCCACAGCTTCTCCGACGCCAGGGTTACTGACTGCGGCAAAGCTACGGTTACGCGCAGGCACATCGACTGACCAAGCACCAGTGCCGTTGGCTACACCAGACGTAGGAGCCAGATTTTCGATGTCGTTGATCCGAATGATGTTGCCCTCGATGTTGAGGTTGCCTACCTGCTGGTTGCCGCCACGGATATCAAACACGCCGTAGGCTGTGGAGCCTACCAGCTCAGGCGCGAACGTCCCGTCGAACACAGGCGGGTAGAACGTCTGACTCCCTCCAGTGACCGGGTGGACGTCGGAGCCGGGCAGCACTGGCCACGTGTTGATGAGGTTCTGGAACTCAGTAGGCAGCGGCGCACTAGGGTCGGTGGGGCCGAACGCCATGACACCCTCGACGATGTCTTGGTACGAGATCAGCGGTACCCCATCTCGATCTGTCAAGTAGACCGGCCAGTGCTCGTAGTACGCCGTGTTGTTGCGGAACGTGAACTGCGGCCCGTCGTTCACGTCAACACCGTTACCGCACATGTACCGTAGGTGACTCAGGTTCAGGTTGTAGCCAAGGCGGATGTTGTTGTTCTCGATCCGCACCTGGCCGTACTGATGGCCTGATATGTCCACAGCCGACTCGGCGTGCGAGAGGCCCGTATCCCTGATCACGTTGTCTGTGATTAACAGCGTGCCCCACGACGGTCCGCCAGTATCGGAAGAAATCGTTCCCGGAGCGGTCAACAGGTCCCGGTCTGGCGGTCCGAACTGGTTGCCAGTCAACCTGCTCAGTACGCGAACACCTGAACGACCACATAGACGGATAGTGCTGAACTCGACCAGCGTCTCATCGCCGCCTACGTTGCGCAGTTCAATGCCGTGGCGCTGAGCAATGTTGACAACGCTGCCACCGCTCCAAACGAAGTCCCAGACGTTACGGGCGGTCACGCCCCACAGAGACTCGCGGCCACCACCGTACACCAGGTTCGGGACGTTGCTCGGGTCCGGATAC